CATATACGGAAACGTTCCTTACGTAAATCAAGAGCTCGTAAATCACCTTTACGAAAACGTTCTATGCGTAAATCAAGAGCTCGTAAATCACCTATACGGAAACGTTCCGTACGAAAATCAACACGTCGTAAATCACACTCTCGTGTAGGTAAGTCTGTACGACGCAAATCAGCTCATAAATCACCACGTAAGTCTGTACGATATAAGTATGCTCGTAATTATTCACCACTAGGCGACGAAGAAGAAGAATTTAAAAAGTGGGTTGAAGAAAAATTTACTCAAAAATTTTTATATAGATGTATTAGTTTGGGCGAGCTTGAATCTATTAAAAAGAAGGGATATATGTCTTCTTTATCTTTCAAACCAACGATACGTCAAGATGTTTCAGTCGCTAAATGGATTATTCATCATATAGCAAGTCAATATTCTTCTACTGGTAGATTAAAAAATAATTTGATACGTCATCCTTTTTGTGGTAAAGAAGTTCCAAACAAAAAGCGCAAGACCTCGGATAACACAAAAGAGAAGCCGATATGCATGATTAGTATAGACTTATCAAAATTAGGTAAATATGAGATAATAATACCATCCAAATATCAGGAGATAAGGAAGAAGAATGGTGAAAAAGTGGGAAAAGTGAAAAGAGTTGAACATAAAAATGAAAATCCAAAAGTTTATACAGAATTTCGTAATATTAAGAATGAAAGAGAAGGTATAAATGTATTTGATTATTATACAGAAATAGATGAAAATGGAAATAGCGTTGAAAAAAAGTTTTTAACAAAACAAACAACCGATACAGTATATTTATATCCAGCCTTTTCAAAGAATGAGGGTTTGACTTCTACTAGTACGTTAATTAATAGATGGACCTCTGGCCTAACTATTAATCAGTATAATAGAATGAATTTGGCAGCTTCTGAAACTGTGGGAGAAGTAGTATTTTGTGGTAATATACCATCAGAAGCATTAAGAGTAGTAGCACAAAGAATACAAAAAACAATGACAGAACTACCAAAAGATGTTAAAATAGAAGATTACACACATCCTGATTCTGAGGACAAAATGGCTACTTCTCTTGATCCTGATCCTCCTCAACCTCCTCAACATCCTCCTGATTCTGACGACAAAATGGCTCCTCTTGATTCTGACGACAAAATGGATACTTCTCTTACTGATAGTAGAAAAAGAAAACACAATGACAATGACGATGACAACACAGTTCTTTCCGGCATCATGCCTCCTCCTAATCGTCGTTCTCGTAAAATTGTAAAAACTTCAGAATATGTAGACATATACGATGCAGAAGGTAACAAATTAGGTACTGCTAATAAAGATGGAAAATATTTTAGAAAATATTTAAACGAAGGGGTAATTGAAATTCAAAAACTTAATGAGGTATATAAATATGTAGTAGTAGTAGATCGTACTCATGATATTTATGATAAAATAGCTAAACAAAACCGCCGATTAGAAACCAAATCGGTTTAAAATAATTATTTAATATATATTAAAATGATATATATAATAATAACAACCTCTATAAATAATAAAGTAGGCGTTCAAAATAACATTCACAGACAAAACAGATATATTGAATCTATAAACCATCTATTAGAACTAATTAATGATGATTTAAACATCAAACCAATTATAGTTGAAAATAATGGACTTCGGCAAACATTTTTAGATGATTTAAAATGTGATGTTTGTTATACAAATAATAATATTATTAATTATAATCATAAAGGAGAAAATGAATTTTTAGATATAAAAGAAGTAATAAATCAGTATAATATTAAAGATGATGATATTATTATAAAACTAACTGGACGATATAAATTGTTAAATTTAAATTTCATAAATTTGGTTAAAAACACCATTAACAATTATGATGCTTTTGTTAAATTTTTTAATGTTTGTACGCTACAATATATGTTTGATGATTGTGTATTGGGATTATTTGCTATTAAATGTAAATATTTAAAAGAATTTAAATTTAGTTTTTTAAGAAGTCCTGAATGTGAATTTGCGGATTATATTAGAAAAAATATAAATAAAAATAAATTAATAGAAGTCAAACAACTATATTTAGAATGTTGTTTTGCTGATGATTTAAGAATATTAATTGTATAAAATCGGCATTTGAAATGTTAAAAGGTGTAAAAGCTAATTGATGCGAGTAATTTTTACTTATAATAAGTAAAAATAAAAATTTTACTTATAATAAGTAAAAATAAAAATTTTACTTATTATAAGTAAAAATAAAAATTTTTATACCCTCAAAACAGCCAACTCCTTTGAAAACGATCCATCATCAATGTCACATATTTCTTGTGTTTTCTTTGTTAGAATAGCCATCTTGATATTACTAATCTCAAGAACATCATTATTTCCTTTAGAACTTGATATAAGATCAATTAGACGATGACATTCATCTGTCTTTTTTAATATAGGTTCTTTGATATCATCTTTTTAACTAAATTAATAAGAGATTACCATTTACCTTTAAAAATGAGTTCACCGCTAACATGTAAGAAACGTTTAACATATTCTTGTCTTTCAGCAATATCTGTCGATTTCATGTCCCACCAAGAAACAAAAGGTTTGAAATCATCTGATATAGGAGGCAATTGTCCTACTACAAAAATATGAAAGCGTTTTCCAGAAGCATTTTGTTCATTTATTTCTTCCTGAAGTTCATCTAGTGTAGGATTTGTCAACGCAATAGTCACATCAAGTTGTAATTCAAGAGGTATCCACTTTTTATGAGTCTCAGGATGGCGAACAGCATCAACTCTCCACTGTTCTTTTAATTGAACAGACCAATCGTGAAAAGGGAGTCTATGTCTATAATGATTATAAATATGTTTGACATTATGTTGAATAAGAGCGTTTCGATGAAAAGTAAAATTGCCATCACGATTTCGATACTGATAATAAGCACATGCTTGAATATGACAAAATGGTGCTTCCAAATAAGATCTCAAGATTAAATCATAATCATCCGCAACAGAAAATAGTTGATTATGACGACCAATTTTGTCGTATACAGATGTCCTCCATATTCTAGCATGATTTGGTACACCTACAATATGACTTAGAGTTAAACCATTAGGCGGGGCTGCATTTGCAGAAGGAATATAACAATTATGAAATTTTGACCATCTAAATATATGCATTTCGTAACCAAGTCCAAAAAATTCGCCATATATTGCAGGCTCATATGTTTCTTCCGTGAGTTCTGCACAATCAGTATAGAAGAATCCGGCTTCGGGAAACTCTTTACCTGCATCATAAATCCATTGAAGAAGATTCGGGTGAAAATCATCATCATGATCTATTTCAATAATATATTCACCCGTTGCCAATGATCCAGCTAATCTTTTCATTTCTCCAATGTAACCAGAATGCATAGGTGCTTTGTATACTCGAATTCGTAGATCCTTTTCTTGAAGATCTAATAATTGTTTATACGTTACATCATCTTTAGAATCATCCCAAATTATCCATTCCCAATTTGTATATGTCTGTGCTTGTAAACTTTGTAAAGGACGAAGTATTTTTTTTCCACTGTTAAAAGTCGTTGTGATTATAGACATTAATGGCCAATCAGAGTCGTATGTGTGTGCTCCCGGAAACATAGAAGAAAAAATGGTTGGACACACATCTAATTTTTCTGGTATTTCTGTTAAATTAACCCAACGTTTGCGCATGTTGAATGTTTTGTTTAAAATACTTGTAGTAGATCCATATGTAAAATAAGCAAGTGGTTTATAAATTTGATAAAGTTTTGATAATCTTTCATACGATAATTCACCTATCACCGGAATCCATGTATAATGTTTTTCAATTGTTGGATAGAATAGTGGTTCTGTATCCGAAATAAAGAAAACATTTTGAAGTCCTGAAACAGGAGGTTTAATAGAATCTGTAATAAAATTATAGTACCCAGCAATTTCCGGAATATATATGTGTTTTCCAGGATTCATTCTAGCAACTTCCTCAATAAAGATTCCATCCGCATAGTATAATCCAATATTCCATGGAATGCACATAGTCCGTGGCACAATAAACATGGATGTGTCAATTTTACGAAGAACAGGTTGACCGCCTTTGAAAATAAAATTTGTTTCCGTACGAAAATCATCTGCAACAAAAAATCTTTGATCAAATGTGTAGAAATGGTTAATATCAAGTTTGTTGATAATATTCCAAAAATTGGGATGCATGATATTATCATCATCTAAAAAATAGATAAACCCCTCTGAGACAAGTGTTATACCATAATTTCTTTGAGCATTACCGGCTATACCTGGATCACAACAGTCTACTTCGCGAATTTTTGGTTCTTTATTAAATTGTCTTTCGTATTTTCGATTATTTGTCGTATCATAAACGATAATCCATTCTGCGATTTTGTTAAAATCAATACTTTTGAAAACATCAGGAAGATTGTTGGGTCTATAACATGGAGTAATTATTGTGATCATTTTATTAACGAGATTGCAGTTTTAAATTAATAAAGACAACAATTTTTATATTAAAGACTCACGTTTTTAATATAAATGTCGAAATCTGATGTTCACATTGCTTTACTTATGATGGTTAAAAATGAGCATCTAAGGCTGCATGTAACTTTACAAAGTGTTTTAGGACACGTAGATTCAATAGTATTGTATGACACTGGATCACAAGATAACACTATTGAAATAGCATCTTCGTTTTGTAAGAAAAATAATATACCTTTTAGATTAAAGCAAGGTGAGTTTGTTGATTTTTCGACATCACGTAATGTATCTCTTGATTTCGCTGATACTTATGAAGATATAGATTTTATTTTGCTTATGGATACAAATGATGAGTTGAAAGGCGGTACAGAGCTAAGAAAATTTTGCAAAAGTCAAATGAATCAACCAGAATCTGCATATATGATATCACAAGAATGGTGGAGCGGGCAGTATATTAAATACTATAATTCACGTATGATTAAAGCTCGCAAAGGATGGAGATACAAAGGTAGAGTTCACGAATGGATGACAAACATTATTTGCGAAGACGATTGCAGAATAAATACTCCTCCGGAGGTAATTTTGTATCAAGATCGTACCGCAGATGACGACAAGTCTTTAAAAAGATTTGAAAGAGATAAAGTTTTACTACTTGAAGATCACGAGGAAGATCCAACCGAACCAAGGACAGTTTTCTATCTGGCTCAGACTTGTTCATGTATGGGACATATGGAAGATTCATTAAAATACTATTCATTGCGTGTTAACATGGGTGGTTTCTGGGAAGAAAAATTTCAGGCACTATATAGGTGTGGAGAATTATGCGAAGTTTTAAAGCGGGATTGGTATGAATCATTTGCATGGTATATGAAAGCTTTTGAAAATACTGCTAGAGCAGAGCCTCTTATTAAAATCTCTGAATATTATAAAGACAAAAATTGGCTTCTTTGCTATACTTTTGCAGACTTGGCATCTAAACTTGATTATCCAACACAATGTATTCTTTTTGTAGATAAACAAGCTTATGAATATAAAAGATGGCATCTTCTTGGAATTTCTGGATGGTATGCAGGTTTCTATGAGCAAGGAAAATTAGGATGTAAAAAAGCAATTGAAGCTGGTATAAATGTCCAGTTAGATACATCTAATTTAAAATTTTATGAAGAAAAAGAACAAAATGATAGGAAAATACTAAAACAGAAACTTAAGGAAAAAACAAAGAGAAAATAATTAATTTTAATTGATTCAATTAAAATAATTAAACACCACCCCTTTCTTTAAAAAATGGATGAGAATTATAGAATGCACCAATCTTTGTTCCTTTTAAAGAGCTTAGAGTGTCTTTCCTCTTCATAGTATTGTAAATATTAATTAGAATATTCATCGCAACATTAGGATCAGCTAAAATTTTATCCATTAAAACATCATTATCAATAGTAGATGCATCAACCGCATACTCGGGAATTGTTCCACCATCAGAATTACTAACCCAATACCTTATCATAGGTGAATTTGCAACTGTTGGATCAAATGGTTCATATTTTTCTGTAGCATTATGCATATTAACTAGATACTTTCTAGCAGCGGTATTCGCAATCAACAATCTTCCACTATTATGAGAATGAGATACTGAACTTCTCTCTTCATTTCTAGATTCAAGTTCGCAAAAAGCGTCCCATCCAGACGCACAATAGTCCGACATAAATCTATGACAATGATCACTGCCAGCTCCGTACATGCTGCTACCGTGTAAAAATCGTTGATTTGTATCATTTCCAATACAATAAGTCAAAGGGTGATTTGCCGGTGAATCGTTCGATCCAAAATTAGATAAAGACCTATATGAATTCTTCATTTTACTTATTATGACGAAATATTTTACGAGTTTAAATTAAATAATGAAACACAAAAAAACGAATAAAAATTGTGTAACCGCAAAAATAAAAATGAGGTTTAAGGTTGAGAATTTAATTAGAAAGAAAAAAACTCAATGACAAATGTTCAACGAAAAATCCAACCTGTCACCCAGCGATTTAAGCTTGATGAATCAACTTGTAACGAATTAAAAGAACTTACCCCGAATTTTGGCTTTAATGGTCTTGGAGAATTAGTATTTCGACGAACCTATAGCAGGAATAATGAGGACTGGTGTGATGTAGTTATTCGAGTCGTAGAAGGATGTATGTCAATTCGTAAGGAACATTTTCACCGTTCATCACTTTATTGGAACGATAATGAAAGACAAAGTTTCGCGAGAAATATGGCTCTATCTCTGTTCCGAATGGAATGGTTGCCGCCAGGCAGAGGTTTGTGGATGATGGGAACTGAGTTCACATATGAACGAGGTTCAATGTCACTCAACAATTGTTTTTCAGTCAATACAAATTTTTGGACAAATAAAGGTTTGAAAAGCTTTCGTGATTTTCAAGATGGTGATTCTGTTATCGTAAGAGGTAAAAGGTCATGGATGCCTGCTACAGTAAAGTCTTTTGGTACACAAGAATTGTATAAACTTACTCTAAAAAGAGATTCTCGATATATTAACCTTTTTACAACTGCAAAACATAGGTGGATAGTAAAAAATCAAGAAATCAAAACAACGGATGAACTTGACACAAATTGTGAATTGGAAAGTTTTGAACGTATATACTCAAATACTGACAATTACAAATCGGTTGACACAGAAGGCTTTCAAGATGGAGTTAACTTTGCAATTGATTCTAAATCTAACTCTCTTCCTTCTCTAAATAGAGAAAAAGAATATTTGTTTGACTTTTTGTCAGGAATCTTTTCTATTAAGGGGTTTAATAAGAGTTCCAAAATAATATATTGGATGGGTGAGAAGAATGGATACATCTTACAATGGGTGCGTGATGTGTTGTTTATGCTTGATATAACAACTAGCGATGTTAAATATGGAGTTGCACCAGAAAAAGATTTTCCCTCTAATTATATTATTGTTGATGAAGATTTTTCTACAAACTGGAATGTTTTTAGTGTTGAATTGACTGATCGGGAGGAAGAGGTTTGGTGTGTCGTAGAACCAACTTTTGAAGAATTTACTCTCGAGAATGGAATTCTAACCAAAAATTGCAGCGCAACTGATACAGCAGAAGATTTTGTTCACTCGGCAGAGTGGACGATGGATGGTCTGATGAACGGTGTTGGTGTTGGCTTTACAACCAATTGGCGTGGAGAAGCTTCCATTCCTGATAAGAAGGATTCTGAAATTTTTGTCATTCCTGACTCTCGAGAAGGTTGGGTTGAAAGTCTTATCAAGTTGATGTGTTCATATATTAATAGTCCTCGTTACGGTAAGAACAAGTTTCCTATTTTTGATTATTCTCAAATTCGAGCGCATGGAGAACCAATCAAGGGTTTCGGTGGTACCGCATCCGGATTTGATCCTCTTAAGCAAATGCATGAGCGTATTGAAAGCTATTTGGATGCTTTCTGTATCGGAAGGTTGCAATGTACTTCTAAGACATGGAAAGAGTTCAAGTCTGAAGATTTGGAACAAGCAACAAGTGAATGGCGAGAAGTTGAGGTTGAAGTTGATAAACCGTACTCTCATACGCGTCTTGTAGCAGACGTCTTCAACGCTATCGGCGCTTGTGTGGTTGCTGGTAACGTTAGAAGGAGTGCTGAGATATCCTTGGGCTATGTGGATGATAAAGATTTTATGAATCTGAAGAATTACGAAATTAATCCAGAACGTTCTGCTATTGGTTGGTTGAGCAATAACTCTGTTGTGCTACGTGCAGATAATGGGTATAAAGATTTTTCATATATTCCCGAACTTGCTCGTCGCATTCTTGATAATGGTGAGCCTGGAATGATCAACTTGTACAATATTCAAAAGTATGGTAGGTCTGGCAAAGAGCTTCCAGACGAAGCGACTATGGTAAACCCGTGTGCCGAAATCGCCCTTTCTAACTGGGAATTGTGCAATTTATCAGAAGTATTTCCCCCTAGGTGTTCTGATCCAGAAAAGTTTTACAAAGGACTCGAGTATGCCACGTTTTACGCATCAACAGTATCTCTGCTACCAACTCATCGACCAGAAACGAATGCTGTAATTGCTAAAAATCGTCGTATTGGTGTTAGCATTTCTGGAATTGCTCAATGGGCTAGTAAGTCTGATTCGGAAGAGTGGGGTCAAATGAATTATACAAAGATGATTACATTTCTTCGCAAAGGCTATAAAGTTGTTCGCGAGACAAACACACGTCTTGCTAAAGAAGCAGGTGTGCCAGCGGCAGTTAGAGTGACAACTGTAAAACCGAGTGGGAGTATATCTCTCCTTGCAGGTTGTACACCCGGGGTACACTACCCTGTAAGCAGATATGCTATTCGTCGTGTGCGAATCGGTATGACATCTCCTCTTGTTGAACCACTCATAGCTGCGGGTGTACCGCATGAAAAGGATATCGTTTCTGAGAATACTTATGTTTTTGAGTTTGTGATTGATCACGGTGATGTAAGGCCATGCGAAGACGTTTCACCGTGGGAGCAGTTTTCTGTAGTACAAATGATGCAAAAACATTACGCAGATAACTGTGTTTCCGCAACTATATACTTTGATAAAGAGAAAGATGGACCTGAAGTTGAATCAATGCTCGCTATGTTTATACCAAATCTGAAGTCAGTATCGATGCTACCTCACAGCGGTCACGGATATGCACAAGCTCCCTACGAAAAAATTTCTCTTGATGAATATAACAGACGCAAAAATGAATTTAAACCTATTGACTACAAGAGCGTTAAAAATAATGTTCCAAGTGGATCAAAATTTTGTTCAGGAGACACATGCGAATTGTAAAAAAAATATTCATTTACTGTCTGGGTATTCATTAAAATAAACAAAAAATTTGTAAAATAAAAATATTTTACAAATCAAAACGCCAAATTTCAAAATATAAAGTTGATTTAAATTATGAACTTTGTATCTTTTATGTAAAAATGGTTAAAAAGTGTAAAGAAAAAAAGTGTAAAGAAAAAAATTGTAATGATCAACCATCTTATAACTTAAAAGGTGAAACAAAGCCGTTATATTGTTCGAAACACAAGAAACAAGGAATGATTAACGTAACAACCAAAAGGTGCCTTGAATGTGATATCATACCATCTTATAACGTAAGAGGTGAAAAAATCCCTTTATATTGTTTGAAACACAAGAAGCAAGGAATGGTTAATATTAGAAGCAAAAAGTGTGTTGAATGTGATGATCAACCATCTTATAACTTAAAAGGTGAAACAAAGCCGTTATATTGTTCGAAACACAAGAAGCAAGGAATGGTTAATGTAAAAGATAAAAAGTGTGTTTCTTTCGACTTCTTCTTTCTCTTTTCTGACTTCTTTCTTGCATCTTGTTCTGGAGACACATACGAATTGTAAACATACGAATTGTAAACATACGAATATAATGAATTTGTAAGGAGAATATTCCTTACAAATCACGTATTAACTTTATATATTATATTTAGAATAAAAAAATATAGTAATAATTTATACAATTAACCAATACGCCAAAATGTTCCATCACAATAAACGGGAGTATGAAAACTACCTGTTGAAACATTATAAGTTGCTCCTTTAATACGTTGGCCATAAGTAATAATTGGATCTCCTTCTGATCCTGTAATTAAGCTTGAAGGACCATCTTTTATAAAAGCTCTTGCTCCTTTTAATGTAGAATTAGGAATAGGAAGTTCAGCAATTGTTGTAGGTGTACCAATGAAATAGATTATATTGTTAGTATTTCCGATTGTAATAGTACCTGTACCGTTTCCTACAGCGTTGCAACCAATTATAATTTCATCATTAGTTGTCCCATTAGCACCTAATTTAATATTGCTTCCTATAAATGTACAAGTATTAATACCTGCTTGAGCAACATCGCCATATGTATTACCCACATTTGAACCTATCGCAACATTAAAACTGCCACCTGATAAATTTACTACAGCATTCGCTCCAATCGCCGTGTTGTCAGTACCATAAGTATTAGAAAATAGAGCGTTTGATCCTAATCCTGTGTTTCTATCGCCTTGACTAGTAAATAATGCTAAATAACCAACCGCCGTGTTATCACATATGTTGTTACTATATAAAGTATTACCATGTAATGCATTGTATCCAACTGCTGTGTTATTATAACCTGTAGCATTTAATAATAATGACTCAGATCCGACTGCCGTATTAAATTTACCTGTACTTTTATTTAAAGATTTGTATCCAATAGCTGTACATCCAGTTGCATTAATATTTTGATATAATGAACTATATCCGACTGCCGTATTAAAATTACCACCTGTAGAATTATTATATAATGAACTATATCCGACTGCCGTATTATTATTACCATCTGTATTATAAAATAATGCTTCTGATCCAACAGCAATATTATTACTACCATTTATATTTCTATTTAATGATTGTCTTCCAACAGCCGTGTTAGACTGACCAGTTGTATTATAATATAATGCTTGAGATCCAACAGCTGTATTATCAGTTGCACTTTGATTAAGTGTTGATCCTTCATTAGAAAATAATGCTTCTGATCCAACAGCTGTGTTATGTGTACCGTAAGTATTATTTAATAATGCTTCTGATCCAACAGCTGTATTACTACCAAGTTCTGCTATATTCTCTGTTAACGCCTTGTATCCAATAGCAGTGTTATTAGATGAAAATCTAACCCTCCTAAGTGCTTCGTGGCCAACAGCAGTGTTATAAGAACCTTCGTTACAACTTGGCAATGTATAAATACCAATTGCTGTATTACCAGTTGCTGATATACTTGTATTACCAGCTGAAACACCAACAGCTGTTGTTTGAGAAGTAGTAATTATATTATCAACTGTGCCACTATTGCTAGGTCCTTGAGGACCAGTAGAACCTTGAGGACCAGTAGAACCTTGAGAACCCACACCACCTGCACCAGAATCTCCTTTAAGTCCTTGAAGTCCTTGAGCTCCTGTAGAACCTTGATAACCTTGAGGACCAGTAGAACCTTGAGAACCCACACCACCTGCACCAGAATCTCCTTTAAGTCCTTGAAGTCCTTGAGGGCCAATATAACCTTGAGCGCCAGTAGGACCTTGAGGACCATTATCTCCTTTATCTCCTTTAGCACCAACCCCAGGACCTTGCAAACCTTGTGGACCTGTATAGCCTTGAGGTCCTATACTACCCTGAGCTCCTGTAGAACCTTGATAACCTTGAGGGCCAGTAGGACCTTGAGGTCCTATACTACCCTGAGCTCCTGTAGAACCTTGATAACCTTGAGGGCCAGTAGGACCTTGAGGACCATTATCTCCTTTATCTCCTTTAGCACCAACCCCAGGACCTTGCAAACCTTGAGAGCCAATATCTCCTTTAAAACCTTGAGGTCCTGTACTACCCTGAGCTCCTGTAGAACCTTGATAACCAATATAACCTTGAGATCCAGTAGAACCTTGAGGTCCTTGAGCACCAACACCAGGACCTTGCAAACCTTGTGGACCTGTCGAACCTGTCGAACCTTGTAAACCTTGAGAGCCAATATCTCCTTTATCTCCTTTATCTCCTTTATCTCCTTTATCACCAACCCCAGGACCTTGCAAACCTTGTGGACCAGTAGAACCTTGAGGTCCTTTATCACCAACACCAGGACCTTGCAAACCTTGTGGACCAGTAGAACCTTGAGGTCCTTTATCACCAACACCAGGACCTTGCAAACCTTGAGAGCCAATATCTCCTTTAAAACCTTGAGGACCTGTAGAACCTTGAAATCCTGGAATTCCTCTACCTCCCTCAAAACCTTGAGAGCCAATATCTCCTTTAAAACCTTGAGGACCTGTAGAACCTTGAAATCCTGGAATTCCTCTAACTCCCTCAAAACCTTGAGAGCCTTTATCTCCTTTAAAACCTTGACCTATAGAACCTTGAAAGCCTGGAATTCCTCTACCTCCCTCAAAACCTTGAGGGCCCTGAGCACCTGTATTAGTTGCACTACCCTCAAAACCTTGAGATCCTTTAAGACCTGTAGGTCCCTGATAACCTTGCGGTCCAGTTGCACCTGTTTGTGTTGCACTACCTGGCACGCCCTGATACCCTGTAGGTCCCTGATAACCTTGCGGTCCAGTTGCGCCTGTTTCTGTTGCACTACCTGGAATACCTGTAGGTCCCTGAAACCCAATAGAACCCTGAGGCCCAGTAAAACCTGTGGGCCCTGTAGGCCCTGTGGAACCTGTATTTTCGGCACTACCCGGTACTCCTTGCGGACCAACACCACCGGCACCACCGGCACCACAACCACATATATCAAATCCAGCGTTATTAGCATCTCGTTGAATACCAACAAAAACCATTTATTTATTAATTACTAATATTTTTTTTTCAATAAATTTCAAAATTGAATCTTTCTATCATTTATAGCATAAAATTTAGAAATTAAATGGATCGATCCTCTTATTTTATTAAAGATAGGGCCATGTTTGGTAGTTTTCCATCACAAGAAGCGGTTGATGAACTAGAAGAAGAGGGGGTACGATTTTTTATAAATTTAACTCATGATGATGAAAAGAAAATTACGCCCTACGTAACACGATACACTCAAATATCTTTTCCAATTATTGATCGTCAGGTTCCAAAAGACTGGCCAGCTTTTGCACGATTTATAATCAGCCTTTCAAATATTATAATGTCTCTTAAACAAGGACATCTTGTTTACTTACATTGCAAAGGAGGACATGGACGTTCTGGTGTAGTAGTAGCTAGTTTATTCTGCTACATGTTTGAAATGAGTCCTGAAAATGCTCTTGAGCAAAACACAAAATATCAAAGCAAGAGAAGTGTTATGAGAGAAAAATGGAGAAAGCTTGGTTCACCGCAAACGTATTATCAAAAAAGTTTTGTACATAAATTTTTTGAACCGCTTGTATTTTATAGAGCATATAGAACTGGTTCAACAGCAGGATTTTCCAATTTTACCAATCATCGAGTTGAGATAAAAGGGTTAGGGTCTTTTCCAACATCTGAATCAGCTATTCAGGCTTATAAAAATCCTACTGATAAAGAATATGTTGAAAAACAAGAAAATTCTCGAAGTCCAATTGTAGCTAAAGCATTGGGTCGTAAAACTGAACTAAGAAAAGATTGGGTTCAAGTATGTGATAAATTGATGTATGAAGTTATTGAAGCTAAATTTAATCAAAATCCAGAACTTAAAAATAATCTAATTCATACTGGATTGAGACCTATAATTCAACACAGCAGAGGAGATTACTTTTGGGGAGATGGAGGCGACGGTACTGGTCGAAACAAGCTTGGTAAAATACTTACAAATCTCAGAGAATCATTTTATATGAATGAAGAGTAGTTTCCAAATTCGTCTTTAGATTTTTGCAGCTATAATAAAAATATTATAGCTACTTAAAAAATTATATTTACAACTAATAAAATGTCTAGTGCAAGATATATAGAGGTTGATTCTACATATCGTAATAGAAAAGAATGGCCTAACCCATCAGAATTTGAAGTTCTTATTTCACAATCAGGTAGAAAGGACAAATCTCAAGCAAATGATATGGTAAGTCTGTCAGCTCCTTTTTCGGCGTCGTGGACTGGTGCAGCTTTTAATAAACTATCCTCTTCGCCAAAACTTGAAGCTACAGTAAATGATATTGAATCTCCAACGGGTGCAGCCGGAGATTATAAAACAACTTTATTTCTAAAAACTGCTTCTCCTGGAATGTTTCAAAAAACTGAAAACTATTATGTTGGAGCCGTTGCAAATAGTACAGGCGCGACACAAAATGTAGCAAGTCGAATAACTTCTTATACATATCTTGGACCATCTCAAGCGCAAATTACATTAGAATCGTCTATATCACTTTTTTCTGACAGCACAATATTAATTGTTGATCCGACTCATATATCAACATCAACAGATCTAGATTTTTATCAAATCTTCATACCAAATGGGAGAACAGGTTTTAATGCGTATCCTGGATATATTTTATGGAATGAAACGAAACAAAGTGGTGGAAATATTGTATCTTATGATACTAATACAAAAATAGCTAGAGTATCTAAAGATAAAGTAGCCAATTGGAATGCAAATGATAAATTTTCTATTAGAAAACAAGCACCAACTATATTTGGCCAATTGAATAATTCTACAGCATCGTCAACAATCTTTTCTTTGCCTTCTACCTTTTCTGATTGTTCTTGTGAATATGCAAAATGTTATATTAAAGTCGGTGACGAACTACGTTTAATAGTATCATATACTAGTCTGACTTTTAAATTAACAGAAGCACAAAATAATGCTAATACTATTGTATTCCCTGCAAATGCATCTAACGTAACAGATTTTTATGTTGGTATGTACATTAAAAAAAATAATGAAGTTAGAAAAATTATACAATATACAAGCGAGACTAATTCAAGTACTGGTGTTATTACTAAAACTGCAAGTCTTGATTCTGGATTCTTTAGTACAGGAAACGTTGGAGACACAATATCTATAAAATCTGGATCAGTGGATATTCCTTTACCAACTAATGCATTTACAAACGGAGCTAATTTTGAAATATTCTGTTTCTCTTATGATAATCATAATCCTTTTGTATATACTGGAAGTGTAACATCTCAACAAGAAACGTCTTGTTATCAAATAGAACTAATGGATATTATTCTTCCTAATAAAATTCTAAATTGCGGATTTGGGAGCAGAATTGCATTTTACCCATATCTTTATGTAGAATTGTCAAATATTTCAGGATCAAGTTCTGGAACAAGGAACGCTATTTATTCAAACAATCCGAACGCGGTAAGGGCTGTTTTTAGAGTGCCTATTTATGATGTTCAAAACCCAATTGCATCGGCTTTTGTTAAACTCGATGGTGATGGAATGATACAAACTCTTAAATTCAAACCAAATGATAATATTTTCTTTTCAGTGCGACTTCCAAATGGTGACCTTTTTAAGACATTAGAAGCCGAAAAATATTCACCTTACGAGCCAAACCCAGATATACAAATAAGCGCATTATTTAGTTTTAAGAAATTATAAGTGAGTAAAATAATACCTTTTGTGGTATTATTTTTAATCAAAAAATTGCATTTATACAATACTAACAACGCCTGAAATATATTCATGTTCTCGAGTAAAACAGACAGAAATAACTCCGCAGTAAAAACCTGGAATTTTTTCCAAGTCACGAGTAACCTTATCCGTACCAAGATAATCATGTTCGATCACTTCACCTTTCAAACCATGTGCCAAAGTACAGCACCTGACAGGTGTCAATGATCGCGAACGCACTCCAAGAATCTCATGGTGTGCATCAAGCAAAAAATTAACCACCTGATCGTATTCAGAACGATTTGATGAAATGTCTTTTGGATATACCCATTTATTCTCATTTGGATCTAAACTCCTAATAGGATGTGTAGAGGTCAATGAAAATCCATCGATATCTACCATTTCAAAAAGACCTGGTGAAAAAGTTACACATCGAACGGTTGCAACACGATTGTCTCCACAAGAAACAATATCTCCTTTTCTTACCTTACCTACAGTCTTTACACTTCCATCTGCCATCAAAATAGATGATTCAGGATGAAAACAACTACCAAAGTATCGATTTTCAAATGATGAATTTGACGATAAAGTTGAAGTATCGATAGTCGGATTTAGTCTCGGAGTAGATGTGGATGTGTTAGTGCGTGCAACAGGTGTTTTCTTTGGTATAGGAGGCGTTGCTAAAAAGATCTTTTCACAATGAGTCTGTAAATCAGTGAATTTGTTAGATGCAAAATGCTGTATAGCGTAATCTCGAAAATTATTAACAATTTCTTTCCTTGTAGTATGCAAATATGAACGTAGGTAGTGCAATCCCCATGCGGCACACCATTTTTCCTTTTCAACAGCTTTACGTAGCTGATCATCCACGTCTTTGAGACATCCTTGAATGTAAGGATATGAATTATTCATTTCATTTCTTGTGCGAAAATTGGCAAATTGTACAGTGCAATATGGCAATGACACAGTAGGTGATGTAGTTTGAATTTTATCAATATTATGTTCGATTGTTTTTATAAGATCCAATTTTGCCCAACATTCTAATACTGTTTTCTTATCTTCTGTCACAGTTGTCAAGTCTACTTGTGTTACAACATGAGTCAAACCATTAAACATAGATACTTCGATTTTTTGTGTGTTATCCAATGAATGACAAATCGGATGAGTTCTATTTTGACCAACACAAATAGATCCAATATTAGTGCTTGATACACTATCATCTTTCATCGTGGCAATCACACGAATATTATTGCCGTATGTTGTTAGATCTGTTGCTAAACGGTTAATCATAATTGTTCCAGCTGTAGAAGATTCTGGAATATGAGAAAATGTACCGTTGAGTCGTTCAGCCATCTCAAACAACTCTTTGCTATCAAGTTGGTTTCCAAACCCGACAGTATTCATTGTTATAGTTTTACACCAATCCGAATTATCTCTAATAAAACCGTCAAGCTCATAGATATTTCCACGAAGAGGTTTGTTGGCACTTTCATCTTTTCCATCCGTAAATACCATTATTGTTTGGTTACATTGTTTGTTTACCTGAAAAGAATTTTTGAGAGTATCAAGTCCCATTTTAATTCCAGACCAAATTCTTGTTGATCCACCCGCTCTAATCGATTCCAATTCAGATAAAAGTTTGTTCTTATTAGCGTCGGTCATATTAGTCATTGGAAAGTATAACTGCGCATTCTCATTAAAACATACTATTGATACACTATCTTTCTTGCTGTAACAACCAATCATGACCTTGATGCAATATATTATCAACATCAGAATAGAAATTCCATCACGTTCAGTCTCTGGTAAACCAGGAGTTGCGTCTGAACTCATTGAGCCGGAATAGTCAATCACGATAACCGTTTTTTGCGGAAGACTTTCTCCGTCCTCAGGAGCGGAGATGCATAGTACGTTGCGAGATGTAGTATTCTTATCATTTACAAGTTTTAGACGAAGCATTTTTGTTATTATCATTTTATATACTTTTATAATTCAATTTCATTTTACGAACAATGATGGAGGATAAAAAAGATAATCAAAAGAAAATTTTCAAATTATTGGAAAAGAAAATAAAAACCCAAAAACTTTTTTTCAAAAGTTCATACACACAATTTCCATTTTTGCAAAAAGTGACTTTTAATATTGGGTATATACCAATATAATTATGCAAGTGTAGAAAAAATGTGTTTACTGAGCTTTTTCACTACACATTAAAACAAAATCTTCAATATTTACTTTTTCAAATCCTTTATTTACTTTTTTCAAATATTCTAATTTTTCTTCTAAAATTTCTTTTGGTATTGTTGTATATTTATATTGAGATAATATATCTTTCCCAAGTAAACTCTTTTTAATTGACTTTAAAACTTTTTTATTCTTTTTATTACATATATTTTTACACATTCTAACGGGTAAAATTTCGAGAAGCTCTTTTGATAAGTTGTCAAATGTACAGTTTGAGATGAGAGTTTCTACTTTTCCAATCATAGGAACTACTTCATTATCTATATTATATTCATGCAACTCTGGAAACCTTTCATAAAATCCGATCTTTTTATAGTATTCTACAAGACTATTTAGACTTTCTTTTTCATTCATTCCAGATATTACTCCTGCAGCGTCTAATGCAATATGAGAAGAAGAGGTTATAAAACCTAATTTCAAAGCGTTGCATATACAACATAATAACATACCATAAGATATACCTTTTAGTTTTTTCAAAAACTCAAATCGGGTTGTGTCTAAGTTTTCACTGGTAATATAGTTATAAAATCCAGATAAATATCCATTATATATATCTTTATCTGTAGATGTAATTGTTTTTAGAGATCTTTTACTATCTATATATTCAAAATCATATAATTGAATAAAATTTGAATAAAAACTTATATTCACAACTGCTAATTTTATGTTTCTTTCAGTTGATTTTATTTCCAATTTTTCAATACCTTTAATATAAATAAGAAAATCAGCATTTTTTCCTGTATATATAAGTGATGCAACGCATCTTAATTGTTTATTGTTTTCTATAATTTTTGTTTCTGAAAATAGTTCAATGTGAAAGTCATTTGACATTTTTATAATAAATAAATATAAATAGAAATACAATTTTATCTGGTCGCAAAATCCAAAGGAAATTTTGTATAAATTCTTGAAAATAAGGAGGCGATACACCACTACTAATTCTTTTCCAGCCATTTAGCACCGAAATACGGTTCTTCAAATAAGTCAAAATATTTTTTCCATTTATTATTATATTATAAAATGAGTTGCTTATTTAATAGTTTAAGTTATTTTATAAAAGACGACAGTTTGAAAATAAGACATGTAATATGTGATTATTTAGAACAAAATAAATCAATTATAGATGGAATGCAAACAAAAGAAATTTTACAGTACGAAAATAACAACGAAAATTACATTCAAAATATGAGAAACCCATGTACATGGGGAGGTGCAATTGAAATACAATGTGCATGTAATATTTGGAATTCAAGAATAATTGTATTAAATAATAGAGATAATGGATATAGACAAATTGAATTTATACCATTATCTGGTCAATACGAGAGAACAATGTACTTAGAATGGACTGGTGGACATTACGAACCTATTAGAAATTAATAATTGATTTTTTAAAACAAAAAAATTAAAAATAATCAGCTAAAATGATCTTCATTAACTCTGACGTTCAAACTGCTTTCTTCAATCTACTTTGCACCAGACGTGGAAAAAGGCCAGAATACGGCGCGGTGACCCAAACTCTGATGTGGCGAAGAGCGTTTTTTGACAGGTGTATAATCATGATCGCTTCTCATCATCCGCATATCTGGTCTTACGGAACAGGGAATTTACTTGTTGCTCCTCCTCTTCCTACTCCCGAAACACTAACAAAGGCTGAAGAGCGGGCAATTGAATGGCGTTTGGAAGCTCTGAGAGAGCATGATAGCGATGGAATAGTAGATGAAGGATTTGGATATTTCATTCGATACACTCTCGAATGTCGTAAAAGATTGAGTATATATATGATTAGGTTAGAACTACAACAAGAGTCGGCTGTGAAAATGTTTGAATATATTGATCGTGCAGCACCACATCTTAATGATTTGATTTCTAATATCGAGATTGTTGATCGTAGAGGTAAGGCTCGATACGGTGAAGATAAATTTAATGAAGGAAAATTAACAACTGGTAAAACAGACCATGATATTATGATAGAATGCAACTGGAGACCGAATATTAAAGTATTGAGAGAATTTATGGTTGACATCATAAAGCCAGAGTCTGTAACAGAAACAATTTCAACGCTTGTTTTTCCGACTGCTTTAGTATACGCAGATACGGAGAAAGAATGTGTTGTGTGTCTAGAGAAAAAAGAAGTTCTCATGTGGCCTTGTTACCATTCACATGTAACTTGTGTAGATTGTACTATTGAATTATCTTATGTACGCTTTTCTTGTCCAATATGTAGAACGTCTCTTGATTATAAATATGGTAAGTGGTACATGAGAAGACCAACTTTAGAGTAAGTAATAAGTATTGTGTCATAATCTTCATATTATATAATATGAAGATGAATTGAAATATTTTCAATGAATGAATCTATTGATAAAATCTTTGAGTTGTACAATTTGAACACCGAATTCTTTTGCTTTGGCTGCTTTTCCAGAAGGTTCTGCATCAATAGATGCCACCACTAATATAGAAGTTTGTTTAGAAACAGTAGTTGTAACCTTTCCACCTCTCTTGACAATTTCATCTTCCAATTTTTTATCTCGAAAACCAGATAAAACGATCTTCATATCACGTAGACAACCTTCTGAACTTTGTGGAACACTCACATCCTTAAATGTAGCATACTTTCTCATATCATCTATAAATTGTTTTGCTTCTTCAAGATTATCTACAACTTTTTTAGCTGTAATATGAGAAAAACCTTCTGCTTTAATTATCCTTTCAAGTATATCTTCGGATTTCATACTTCCACTTGCAACTAATAAATCAGGAAAATCATTCATCAACGTTGTTATCTTTTTAGTACCTAACCCAATTCCAAATACTCCGGAAGCTCCTAAAACCAAAGGTATAGACAAATCTTTTAAACCATCATGTATATTATTCCAAGCACGTTCGGCCATTTTCTTTCCAAAACCTGGCACTTTCTCAAAATCCTCTTTTGAAGCCATTACAATCTTTAACAATGTATCATGACCAGATTCGTATATCTTTTGTACATTTTTCTCACCAACATGCTTTATTCCTAACTCTGAGAAGAAGCTTGCTATTCTTTTTACAGCCATTTCATCTTCATACTCATTTGTTTTAATGTCAACACCTGTTTCATTCCATGTGTAGGCTATTTTTGGCATATCAGGATCTTTCGCTTTTTTCACAACACTGACTATATACGGAATAACATCACCTGAACGAGTTATTTCGATTACAGCATCAACTCCTATTGATTTTTCTACTATAAATTTTGCATTAAATCCTGATGCCCATGTTATTGTAACTCCTCCCAATTGCACAGGTTCAATTTCAACTCTTGGTTTTAATACACCCCATTTACTCACATTCCATTCAACTTGTAACACTTTTGAACGAATCAAGTTATCTGATAACCGCATCTTGAAAGCAAATGCATACTGTGGATTTCCACTTGTATTTCTTTCATAAGAAGAATTAGGTTGTACGATAATACCATCTATTTCATACTTTGATGTTTCTTTTGATCGAATAATATACTCCATCAAATTATCAACATTAAAGTCTTTTACCATTTCTCTCCACACAGTTGTAAATCCAAGATCGTCAAGATATTTTAATTGTTCAGATGGCTTGTTTTCTACTTCAGAGTTAATCACTTCGTACGCTATAAATTCAATATATTGAACGCCTTCTTTCATTTTCTTTGAGCCAATAAGACCAGATACCATATTTCTCGGGTTTGCATACTCTTTTTCATATTTTTTCTTAAAAACTTGATTATTCATGATTAGCTCTCCTCTAACAGAGATATCTTGCTTTATATTTGACGGAATATTTTTCAAGTATTTTACCAAGTAAGATATATCAGCTCCAATTATTCCATCACCTCTAGTATAAATTTTTATCTTGCTATTTTTTACAACTAAAAGGCATGATATTCCATCTAGTTTATCTTCAATAATATACTCAGTTGCTTTATTAGAAGCAATCCATTTTATAATAGCTTTATCATCTTCGGGTTTGAATTTATTCATACTACCTAACCAAAAAGGAAGCTTCGTCCTATTCTCATGATCTCTAATTAGAGCTCCTGTTGGAATTATATAATGAGGATCCCGAATATTCAATGTTTCCTTTAAAGTATCGTATTGCCAATCATTCAATCCTGACGATTTTCCAGAATTATAATATATATCATCCGCATATAATTTTACACTATGGAGAACCAAAAGCGATTCTGATAAAAGATACTTTTCAAACTCTTTGTCTGATAAACTTGACATTTTAGTTATAACATTTTCCATTTTTCTTCTTTTTTGTAATCTATAATTACAAAAATTTCAAATTTTATTTAAAGTATTATCGTTCTCAAAGTTTGCGAATACTAATTAGAATATATATTTGTGTTTTTCTATTCATATGATAAATGGAAAATTCATCAATGTTTCTTACCTGTACAGGAGAATGGGATGATAATGCTATGAAATGGAACTCATCAGACGTGACAGATGCATATATATGCTGTACTGAAAAATGCAAAGGCCCTGTAGATTTTTGTTATAATTACTGTAAAAGAAGTAGATCGTCAGCAAGTGATATGTCAAAATATAGATGTTCTCAGATGTGTGAAGATCAAAGAAAAATGTGTTTGGATACTTGCTCACTAATTAGTAAACATGTTGGTAAGAATAATGAGTATATTGAATGCGCAAATAAACTGGAATGTGCATCTCAAGATGTTAATTGTTTATCAAAAAACAAAAAAGAAATTGTAGATTGTTGTCTCAAATCATGTACACCATCTAAAGAAATTGATTGTGATAAGAATTGTAATTATTTACATTCATTTTATATGAATCAGCCTCCCTCTTTAATACGTCCTGGTAAAAAGTCAAGAAAGAATAGTTTTAACTTTATTGTACTTCTTGTATTTATAATTATATTTTCTCTTATTTTTTTGTTTCTGATAAAGCGAAATTGATTTTTTAACGAGACAATACAGTATAAAATAAAAATGAAAGCTGTGATAACGAGAAGAGTTTATCTGGATCCAAAGTTTCTAGACGAAAATATAATGGTTCACCTTTTAAAGAGGTGTTCTGAATTATCGGTAGGCGAGTGCACAAAAGAATATGGTCATATTCTTTCTGTAAATCGTATTTTAGAAGTTTTAAATAATGAAGATACTATTTTTACTGTACGATTTGAAGCAGAAACATTAAAACCCAAATCAGGTGATAAACTTTCTGGTAAAGTGTGTATGTTGTATAAAGATGGCATTTTTGTACAAGTTTCTGATAAGCAAAAGATGTTGATACCAGCTAGTTCAATTAAAGGTTATGTTTATGATGATGCATCACATATATATTCAAACGGAAAGAAAAAAATAAAAGATGGAGATAACATAGAAGCAATTGTTACAGCATCACAATATAGCAAACAAAATTTCAGTTGTATAGGTTGCCTTGTTTAAAGAAAAAATTGCTTTTAAAAAATGTCCGAGATTGAGGTACTGACAGAATTCAAAACTCAATTAATTTCCTTTTTTGACGAATTGATAGGTCAATTTCCTAATGAAGGTGATTTAGTTGTAATTCGATTATTTTTGGCAAATCAGATAGATATACAGACTGTTATGAATATTTTTAACCACAAGATTAATACAAATGATCAAGAGCTAAGAAAAATGGTAAAAGATAGAAACGAGATTTTCTTTTTAGAGCATAATGTTTTTGATACATTGAGTAAAGATAAAGTTGTTCATTTCAAGAAACTATGGAGATCCGGACGTCTTGATTTAGAAGATAAAAAAGTTATATGGAATTGGGTAGATGCATTCATTTATCTAGGAGATAAATATACAAAAGCAGTTGCAAACAGGTAAAATGTATCACTTTTAAATTCTCATCAATTTAAAAGTAAATATTTTGAATGATAAATGAGTAATATAAAAAGACCCGAAAAAATTGAAGGTTATGAACATCCTTCTGAAAGTAATAACTTTATTTCTCGTGATGGTGTCTACAAAACCTTTACAGAAGGTCAAAAGACACAAGAAGAGTTCGGAAACACAATTGCAGGAAAACAGTACGCTATAAACAGCGATTTGGATGATAATAATTGTCCTATTTGTGAAGGAATTGTAGTAAAAACATGCAAATGTAGTTACAGTGATAAGATTTGTGTAAATGGGCATAAATGGTATACAGATCGAGAAGGAAACATTAAAACGGGAATGATTCCTCCTCATTAAATTTTTGTAAGAATCTTATTATCAACGACAACTTGAAGATTTCTATTTTACATTGTAAAATAGAAACTGCAGCCCTGAAAAACGATCAGTTGCCAAATAACAGACTCGAAGTCTTTAAATCAAATACTAAATTAGTAAAAGCATCGGATGGATCTTCTTCAGATATAGTAGAATTCAAACTTACTCTGAAAAATAACACAGAATTGTCTATACCAGTAAGTAAAGATGGTTATATTAACGTAACTAAATTATGTAAAGCAGGGGGTAAAGAATATAAACATTGGAAAGCAAATAAAGAATCGGAAGCCGTAATTAATGCTATTGAAAGGTCGGTCGGAATTCCGGCCGACTTAATTATTAGGGATATTAGGACTGGAAAAAATGAAAGTAGAGGTACTTTTGTTCATAGAAGATTAGCTCTTATAATAGCGCAGTGGATAAGCCCTGATTTTGCAGTACAGGTAGCAGCTTGGACAGAAGAACTCCTATTATTTGGTTCAGTGACGTTAGGTCAAGAAAAGAAAAAAGTAACAAGGAGCTTGAAGACAAATTTAAAAAGATACAATCTCTCCAAACAACAATAGAAACCGTTGTAAACGAAAATTTGAAAATCAATTCAACTTATTCTCATCTCGCCGAACTAAACGACAAACTCAGAATGAAAAGAAACTATCACAAATTTAAAAAAGGTAACTGCCTTTATATCATAACCGATCAGTGGAGAGAAAAAGAATATCTTAAAATAGGCTACACTGATAACATTAACACACGTCTCCAAGCATATCGAACAAGTATGCCGGATGTAAAGATAGAATTTTTACTTTATCTTACTGAAAATAAGCTTATAGAAAAATGTTTGAAACTACGTTATGCTACTAAACTTATCCAAAAAAATCATGAATATGTTATTGATGCAATTGTAGAACAACTAGTAAAGTCTATCAATACTTTAACAAAATATCTACATATCGAAGCAACAGAAGAAACAAGTTATCTCTGTATAATGAACCGTACAAGATATACAATATAGTTTTTTTAGATCAAAATGGTAATGTAGAAGATAATACGGATCCTATAGTGCTAGCTTCGCCTGTGTGCGTAGAATCAAATGACAATGAACCTAACACTGTTTCTAATACAGAAGTATATAAGTGTGATATATGTGGTACAGAGTATAAAATGAAGGGGGCTTTATTAAACCATATGATTAAAGTTCATAATACCCAAAAATATAAAAAAGATGATGAAAAGACTTGTCCTATATGTAAGAAAGTTTTTAGAGATAGTGGCAAGAGAAACAGGCATGTAAGTGGCGTACATGAAAAATCTAAACAAAGTGAAATGTACACAATGCGATAAGGATTTTAGTTCTAATGATGCTCTTATGACTCATATTCGTAATGTACACAAAAAGATTACACAGTCTAAGTGTGATCAGTGTGTTCAAATGCAGGTAATCTTAGGAAACATATTGCACAGATGCATGATAAAACGACTTCTGTATCTTGTCATATATGTGATAATAAATTTATCAGCCAATGTAACCTCAACCAGCATATACTTAAAGTACATGAACGAAAAGAGAAATGTAATTGTCAATTATGTGGCAAAGAGTTATTGTCAATCATTGGTTTGGAGTATCATATGAGAAATTTTCATAAAATATAAATTACTATCTTGATCTTACCTACGTGTCAATTATTTTTATGAGACGCAAAACGGTTACGTTGTGTCAATTATCTTATACTATATTTAGTATAAGATATGTAATATTCTGAAATATATCTACTTTGCGCCAACTCGCTTCACTTTTCGAACGACAGTCTTCTTTGGAGAAGGCTTCTTTGTTTCTACATTATCTTCATCTCCTGAACCTACAAGACTACCAGCCTCATCACCTCCGGTGTTATCTTCTACACCGTCATCATCCAGAGCAAATGCTGCTGACTTGTTTTCATTTTGCGATGCTAGCACCTTGGATCTTGCCTTTGGCCGAGCCAGGAGTCGCTTCATTCCCATCTTGCTAGGCTCTACTACAGCCTCGTAGAGCTTTACTTGTAGTGCGATTTTTGCACCAATAAAAATAGACTCGATCTTAACAGCGCCGGTTGCATAACAATGCTTTCCCATTAAGTCTCTCGCTTCAATAATGTTATCATTCGTATCAAAAAACTGTGTAAGAAACTTGTCTTGCTTCTTAGAATAAATGAGTTTTGCATACAATGCTGGGCCTCGCCCAGGAACATTTCGAAGACCTGACTTTCCTTTCTCGTCAGTAAACTTCTCTTTTTTAAAATATAATGGATTGAAGCCACCCTTTGACTTTGTCAAATCGCCACGAGTCAAATCGAACATATCAATCTCCTCACGATTCTCAAGAAGGTAATCAATGCAGCATTCGACAATCTCATTAAATGTATCAACCCATGTCTTCTCAGCAGGAGTTGGACCGTCTCGGCTCCACAAGCAAAGTGGGAACGTAAAACCAGTAACGTTACCGGTTTCTTGACTAGTATTCTCTGATACACCAAATGAATACAGGCGTTCTGTTGGAATAATTAGCTCACCAACTGAACCATCCTCATTGCGAGATGAAATATTAATCCGTTTAAATTCGATCTTTACCTTGCTATCTGGAATAGATCCAATAATAGGCTCAGAAAAAATCATTCTCTGCTTAGCATTATACCCTTCGGCGGGAGTCAATTGTGTGTTTTCGTTGTCGGACATTTTCTTTTCTTTTAATCTGCTATTTCCTTAAACTTATATTAACTTTTTTCAATTTTATTTTTACGTATTAATTTTAAATGGAGGTATCTGATATATGTGCTCTTCTTCAAAAATGGGCAGAAAGCAAATCAGAAATTACTGCTCTGGAAAAGAAGATAGATAAATACAAGCGTCTTGCTAACCGTGTCATGGATCAAAAAGGAGATAACACTATATCTACAACTGATTACAAATTATCTCGCAAAGAAATATCTCGAACTACCATTGCTAAAAAAGATGTTCCTAAAGAAATTTGGAAAAAGTATGCACGTACTTCTACTTATACAGCGTATTACTTGAGTGAAAAAAAAAGAATTAAATAACAGAATAAATTTTTAATTTTATATGAATATATAAACAATGAGTTTAGTAGGAACCGATGGAATAACATCTACAGATTATGGTAGAATTCCTTCATCTGGATCGAATGAAGATTATGATTCTGATGATGAAGATGATGTACAAAAGTCACTAACACATCTCTGTGATAAGTTAAAAATAACGTATGATAGTAACTTAATAGAAGAAACAAGATCAAAACGTTTCATAGAAAGATTTAAGTATCATATAATATATTGTACAAGATTACCCCAATACCGACCGGTATTATCACGACTTATTCATAATTATTACAATAAAAAAAGAGGATTAATTAGTGCGCCTACGCCAAGATTTATTGGAGGTCCAAAAAATCTTACAGTGCATTGGAGTAGCAAGTATAATAAGTTGATATATATATTTGGAGAATTTCATCAACAAACGATGAATTGTTACACAAAATTTCCGGAAACGAGGGCACTTGTTTACCCAAATATTATGAATATACAAGATTTTGTAATAGAATTATTTAAAACAACAGACAAATATATTGATTTTTTTGGTGAATTTCCATCATTTGGTAAAAAAAATAAGTTTTATAGGGTGAATAGAAGTGCTCCATTTATCCCTTTTGCAAGCGACGATTTTCGTTTGAATAAGTTGTTTCAAAAATTTAGACAATGTATAGAATCTGACACTCGTGGATCATATAACTGTAAATTAGGTCGTGTTCATTTTTTTGATGTTAGATGTTGTAATTACGTTACAACTGATTGTATATCTACACTTATGAGATTGTTTGTAGATGGAGCACACGATACAAAAAATATTCCTGCAATTCTTACTCATCAACAAACTGAGGAAACCTTAGAAGTATTTAGTCGCTATCTTGAAACTAGAACAAAAGCAATAACACTTTTTAGAACACATATTTTGGGAAACACATATAATGCAACAGAATTGCAAAGACTTAAAAATAAAGATAAAAAGCTTGGTGATCAGCTTGAAAAATTTATTACAGCTGAAATAACACGAATAGTTGATGTCACTTTGGCAGAATTAAACAAAGATATTAAAAAGATATTACCTTATTGTAGAATACTAAAAAATCCAACCAATAGATTATCTCAATATAATACTGTAAATATGATACAATCTTTTGTGACTTTTTCTAATCATATGGTAACGATAGTAGCTATTATACCCGATTTATATGTTTTATCTCGTATGTTTAAAAATTTTGATTTACAAAAATTAGCGTATACAGGAGCAATTCAGTATGATCAACCACAAGAGGCACATAACATAGTCTTATATGCAGGTGATACACATGCGCAAAGATGTAGAAGATTCTTAAACTTGCTTGAATTTGAAGAGGTTGGAAAAACAGGGAAATCGGAAGAAGATAATGTATCAGATTCATGTATAGATATGAAATATATTCATCAACCATTTTTCTCATTGGAATCAAGACAAAAAATGATTATTCCAGAAGTAGATGATTATGAGTTTGACTATGATCATATATATGCGTTACAAGGTGATCCTATGAAAGTTGATCCTGTTTTTATGGAAGTTGATCCTGTTTTTATGGAAACTGATTAACACTACTAATTTTAATACTTTTCTAGTGTATTAAAAGTTAGATTTGATCTTTCGGAAAATGATTTTGATTCTTCAAGTAGGTTTGAATGCCATAATAATATAAAGGTTTTTCTGCCTTATCAGGATTAAAACCGAGAAGCTTTTGAAGCTTTGCATCTGGCCAAATTTGTCTTTTATCTTCTGGATTTTGTAACTTATTTGTTGCAATGTAATCACATATGTATTTTGTAACATCTACACGAGATCGAGGTTCATCCTCTGACCAACCGGTAAATTTGGCAAGCTCGCTTGATATTTTTACAGGTTTTTGAAATCCAGAATTATTGTTATTTTGTCGTATGGTTGAAGTTTTCTTAACTATTCGTTCACATTGAACTTTTAGAGTTTTTATATTCTTTTTTAGAGAACGTAGAAATTTAACATCACAACTCTTAGATGAACCTTCTTTTATATTCTTAATTTCTAAATCAATCATATTAATTATCACGTCAAATGATGCTTTAATATTTTCTCTACTTACAATCTCTTTTTGCTTTTTAGATGTTGCTATTACAGCTCCGTCTTCAGGAGAAGACATAATTATATCTTTCTTTGTACGAGAAGCTTTTTTCATATCAGGTTCTATCTTTTCGGGAATTGTAATATTTGTATCTAGTGCTTTTCGAGGCATTTAAAATTTATTACTTAATAAAGTATCTTTAAGTCAATTTGTTTTTTTCAGTTCCTTTTCAAACTGAAAAAAAAATTATTATGGTTTATGTGTACATACCGATAGGAGGTTGATCAGGTTTAGAAACGGGTCTAGATTTCTTTATCATTTCTAATCCTTTTTCAAGATCTTCTTGTGTCAAAATAAACTTATGTTCTTTCTCTAATAGTAATACGCGCCTTGCGTGAGCCATTTTACACTTTGAGATTAAATTAACTATATCTCTACCTGTATTAATAAAAAAATCTTTGTTCTTTTCTATAATTTCAGATATGATAGCTTTATCAACACCGGAAATCCAATTAATGTGTTTAACCTTTTCAAGAAATATATCTGCTAAATCGGATGATGAATATTCTTCAATTTTATGTTTCCACTGAAAACGACTTTCAAGTCCGTCATTTACTGCAAAGAAACATTTTTGTATATCCTTCTCATAACCAGCCGCTATACAACAAAAATCATGTGTATGTTCAGATAAAAAGCTACACAATGTATCAATTGCTTCTTTAGAAAATGAATCTCTGTCATCTTGCCCTGGACCCATTGAGTAAACCTCGTCTATGAACAACACGCCACCTAAACAAGAATTCAATAATTTTTGTGTTTTGATAGCTGTTTGACCAAGATAACCTGCTATAAAATCATCACGATGAGCTATTTTAAAAGGTCCATCAGCTGACAAAATGTCCATTGATTGGTATATTTTAGCTATAATATGTGCTACTGTAGTCTTTCCACTACCTGGAGGACCCATTAAGATAGTATGCAGATATTCATCCGATTTATTTCTTTGATGCATTCCCTGAATGTAATATAATATTTGATAAAAAATAGAATCCTTTAAGGTTTCCATACCAATTAAGTTGTCTAATTCTTCTAAATAAGGAGTTACACGCCAAAGCATAACTGTGTTAATATTCTTATAAAAAGTTACACCTTTCCCTAATTTGATAAGATCTTTAATAGAGATGATAGGAGGAGTATTTTCTAACACAATACGTGGTCGGCGTCTATTTTTTCCAGAGTCATTTTGGTTCTTATCATCTCTCTCTCTCTTTGACATGTTATCCTTTATTAGATTAATTTTATTTGTTTAGATTACGTGAATGATAAGACAGTTGATCTAATTCTACTATACCTCGATAACCATTTTCATATCTTAGTTGTATTTGAGCCTCCTTATAATTTTTCTGCATCTTTTTGTAATCTATTTCATTTTGTTTGGTAGCTTGTTTCTTAATCCTTTTATTTCTACTACCATAAGGATTAAAACTTTCATGAAAGTTTACTTCTTGCATTACTGCTAAGAATTTCCATGGAAGAGGTACTCCCCACCCACCTTTTGCTTTAGGTTGGCTCTTTGGATGTTCTGGGTAAGTAGCTGTATCACCAGCGCGTTTTCTTTTTACAGCATAACCAAAATCAATTATAACTGGTTCTCCGTCTGCAGTGCACATAACATTGCCGTCATGTGTATCTACATGAAGCCATCCAGCCGCTTCTATCTTTTTTAGTTTATCTGCTATTTTTGTGTATAAGACTTGCGGATTTAGATTATCGCAACTGTATAATTTTTCCATTATAATAAAACCTTTTGTTCTACAAGTCCACGCAGCATATATTTTAGGGACTAAATTTGTTCCCTGTAGTTCGATAAGAGCATTTAATTCAGCAGTAAATTGCGATAAATAATTGCTATTATTCTTCTTTTGAGATTTAAGTATGTAACTATAATTATAATTTTTATGTGTAATCATTTTTGTTGTTCCGACTTCACCAGAACCTGTCTCAATTCCTTGATCCCACTGTTTAAGATAATTACAATCTTCTTTAATTGAACTGAAAGAAAGTTTTTTAGAAATACCCGGGCCTGCAGGAAAATTATATTCTTCAGATGGTTCCTCATGTATTGTTGGAGATTGCATTACATATTTGGGTTCAATTCGTGTTGGTAAACGAGAAGGAGAATCAGATCTTGTAAATGGAGAAGGCGAACGTACCCTTATAAGTGCGGGAGGTAGACGATCAAAAGGAACTCTTAACGGTACACTTGGCATTCTCGGTTCTGGAGATGGTGATCGTAAAAATGTTGTTGTAGGAGGAACTCTTAATGGTAATCTCGGTACACTTGGTTCTGGAGATGGTGATCGTAAAAATGTTGTATCACCAGGAGGTGGTACACGATCAAAATTAAAACGAACTTTCAGTGGTCCATTTGGTTCTGGAGATGGTGAACTTCCTAAGGATGATTGTAAACTTGATGTTAATATTCTTGATCCTGATGATCCTGATGATGATTGTAAACTTGATGTTAATATTCTTGATCCTGAGGATCCTGAGGATGAAGATTGCAAACCGAATAAAGATGTAGTTGAAGATGTGCTTACATGTGGTAATCGAGAAGCTGATCTTTTCAATTTTCTTTCCAATAATATACGTTTTCCTACTTTACCATCTACCAATACACAGTTTTGTGTATCCGGATTTAGAATTGTGCCAGGTGGACATTTTTTATTACCACGCGGTGATTTACGAGAAGCCGATCTTTTAAGCTTTCTCTCCAATAATATGCGCTTTCCAACTCGCCCATCTACTAAGACGCATTTTAGAGTATCAGGATTTAGAATTGTACCAGGTGGACATTTTTTATTACTACGAGATGATTTACGAGGTGTCGATCGTTTCAATTTTTTTTCCAATAATATACGTTTTCCTATTTTACCATCTATCAACACACAGTTTTGTGTATCCGGATTTAGAATTGTACCAGGTGGACATTTTTTATTACCACGAGGTGATTTACGAGGTGATTTAAGAGGTGTCGATCTTTTAAGCTTTCTCTCCAATAATATACGTTTTCCTATTTTACCATCTACCAACACACAGTTTTGTGTATCCGGATTTAGAATTGTACCAGGTGGACATTTTTTATTACCACGCGGTGATTTACGAGAAGCCGATCTTTTAAGCTTTCTCTCCAATAATATGCGCTTTCCAACTCGACCATCTACCAATACGCATTTTTGTGTATCCGGATTTTTTATTGTACCAGGAGGGCACTTTACCATTTTATAATATCTATAGAAAAATAGAAAAATAAGATAATTATGCGTATGTACTTAATCAAATTCCAAAAGTAAAAATGATCTTTAAGATATAAAAAATATATAAGATAACAAACATAAATAATGGGAATCAAAAGCTCTTTCAATAGTTTTTTGAGAGATACTTGTCCAGATATATTTGAACCAATTCATATCTCAGAATATAGTTTTATGAAGGTTGCTATAGATATTTCTTTGTATATGCATAAATTCAAGGCAGTATGTGGTGATAGATGGTTATCTGCATTTATCAATCTAATAGCAAGCTTACGGCGTAACGAAATTCACTGTGTTTTTATATTTGATGGTTGCGCTCCACCAGAAAAGTCTGGAGAACAAGCAAAAAGAAGAGATACAAGAGAAAAAATGGATCAAAATCTTTTTGAACTTGAAGAGGCTTTTTCAGATTATACTAAAACAGGTGTTGTGGCAAAATGTCTTTCTGACATTTATGAACGTAGCCGTTCGCCAAAAAGACTACTTGGAAAACGATCTGATGGAATAGATATGAAATGGATCGAAAAAAAGATTGAACAAAAACGTAGTCAATTATACAGTGTTTCACCAGAAGATTTTAATATTGCAAGAGAACTTTTTCGTATTCTTCATGTTCCTTATTATACCGCTCCTGGCGAGGCAGAGAAGATGTGTTCCGCAATGTGCATATCTGGATTAGTTTCAGCTGTCATGTCTGAAGATACGGATGTAATGGCTTACGGTGCACCTGTGTTTCTTACAAAAATTGATACTGGTTCAGATACATGTGTTAGAATTACATATAATCAAGTACTTGAATCTCTGAAATTAACAAAGGATCAGTTTTTGGATTTATGCATAATGTGTGGAACTGACTACAATCCTAATATACCTAGAATAGGAAGTAAGTCTGCTTACAAAAGAGTTATTCAACATGGTGGTATTGATCAAATTGCATCTGAAACAGCTTTGGATACTTCTGTTCTTAATCACAAAAGAGTGAGACAATTATTTACAGAATTTCAAATAGAAAACGATGCATTGTTTAAAATTCCATTTTGTGGTACGCCAGATTTTGCAGATCTAGAAAAATTCGTTTCAATTCAGAAGATTCAAGTAAATATTGAGAAACTTCGAAAGGATTTTACTCATAATATTGTTGTGTTTGAAGACTCTGATGATGAAGAATAAATGAGATTATTTTTAATATATATGTAAAAATCTTGTTCATTTTCGTCTTTGAATCGAACCCAACCATCAGGTAAAGGTGTTTTTCCATCTTTGTACGTATAATATGGCAAATATGATTTCAAGTTTACATCATTTGTATAATATTTTAATCCAAAAGTTCGGTTAATTTTTAGTTTGTATCGTCCGATCATTTATATAATATAGTTTAAAAATTTTAAGTGAGTAAAAATAATAAGGTTTTGTAATAAAATGTCTCCAGGAAGATATTACAAAACTTCAAATGATTTTACGATTGCTAGGCCACAAATTCAACAATATTTTACACATCGCCAAGAAGAAAAAAAAGATACCGGTATTTTAGAGAATACTAGTAATAATCCAGTAAAATTGGATATGAAATGGACAACTATTGATTATGCAAATTCCGGTGATCCACGTGTATGGGGTCCTGCATTTTGGTTTACACTACATAATGGAGCAGCCCGTTATCCTATTAAAGCGTCTCCTATTTGTGCAGAACGCATGAAAGGATTTATTCTTGGTATGCCTGTTATGATACCTTGTGAAAAATGTCAGGATCATGCAACGTCGCATATAGAACAAAACTATCATAGACTAAATGAAGTTGTAAGTGGAAGAGAACAATTATTTAATTTCTTTGTTTCGTTTCATAATTATGTTAACAAACGTTATGGTAAACCAGAAATGAGTAATGAAGATGCATACGCTCTTTACACTGGTGGAGCAAATGTTACAAAACTTGAATATTCAGGTAAATAAATATCCCTCGTTAGAGGAATTAGTATTCAATCCGTATCCATCTCTTTCTCTCTTTTTACTCTATAATTACGAGGAGATTTACGTGGACTTTCAGGAGAACTTTCAGGAGAACTTTCATTCTCTTCGTTTACAAGAACTCTCTTGTTATTTTCCTTTTTTTGTTGAACATACTTTAAATATTCTTCAAAATCATGTTTTTCTTTTATAACATTGTCAGTATCTATTGTAAACAAAGGAATTTTAGTTTCTATAACACGCTTAGCAACCTTATACTCTTCCACATTTTTAGATATATTAGGATCGCGATAAAGTCTGTTATTAATATAATCTGATTCTTTTTCACACATCATTACGCTACATCTTGAAGATTTTTTCTCTCCATTAATGTTTATTAGATTAGGCTGAGCTGGCGGAGGCCAACCAGAAAATAATGGTTGTATAGACCACCTAGGGGATTTCCATGTGGCTGGAATAGGTCTCATATCTATGCAATTTATAGGTATAACGTCTGTTCCACTAGTATCTGGATTTCCTCCTATTCTAGCTATTGGTGTGAAGTTAAGTTTATGAAAAAATTTTCTATATATTTCACAGTGATTATCACCTGCATATATAATTATATTATGTGCTTCTTCCGGTTCATCTGTGTTTCGTTTTTTCTCAATTTTTTCTGGATTTAAATTAAAATTTTTAAATATACGAGCGAGAGTATATGCGTCAGGTACTCGAGAATTTGGCAATAAAACATATTCTGCTAAATCCTCAATATGTTTTATAAGAAATAAATCGTCAACGTATGTTCTTAACCCTACATATATATTAGATAAAATGTTAGTTGCGAGTTTCCTTATTTTATCACTGTGTTCTTTAGCTTCATCTAAAAGTTCTTCTTTAATAAAATCTTTTATACGTTTGGCAAGTTCTGTTTTTCCATTAATTTTTTCCAACCTGTCCAACTCTTTAAGAACATATCCATTTGCTTCTAGCGTGTTGTCTGTCCAAAACGTATCAAAGTCTGGATCATTTTCTGGTTTTAAAAAATTATTCATAGTACTAGCATTTTCAGTGATAAATTTTATAAGTTCATCAACAAAATTTTGTTCGGTAAACTTTTTTTCGGAACTAGTTTGTCTTGCAATTTCGACTCTATACAATTGTAATTTAGCATAGTATTCTATTATAAAATTAGATATTGGATCAGGACCCTTTTCTCTTTCTATACTTCTGACATCAATATAATGAAATCTAGATAATTTACATTCATCTTTATCGCTGTTAATATTGCTTAAACATTCTTCAAACTCGGATGCAATCTTATAAAGTCGAATTGGTGAAACATTATACTCTTTAATCGGTTTTTTATATTTAAAATCACCTCTTACACGTGCATGAAGTTCGATAAAAATATCCAAAAAACTACTAGAATTTGGAATAAATTGTTTAAGATAATTTTCAAAATTTAATTCGGTCCCTTTTATTTTGTTTTGTAATTTAAAACAATCTGTCCTCCAAGAGTGTGCTTCGCCAAATATATATATTAGTTTTTTGTATTCTTTGCTCCATTGACACGTGAGTGAGAAAGGACCTCCGAGATAATATACAATTGGAACAGTCTTATTGAAATAGTTTGAAATAAGTGTACTCAGTACTTTTCTTTTTTTGCCATCATGTGTTTTGTTATCTTTACATGCTTCTGTTTTGAATGCGTCTTTAAGCGATTGATCTAATTGGTTAAGCAATGTGGCATTATATACTTCTGATAATTCATTGCAAATATAACTTTGAGACATTTTGGTTTTTTGATCAATCATTTCGACATCACCACTCATTTTATTTTATGTAATTATAAAATAAAATGACTATCAAAAGAAAAAACTTCATACTTTTTGGTATGAAGTTTTTATTCTCATTATATATAATATTATACTTATTTTTTTTGTCCAAATGCATACGATAAAGGTTTAAACTGTGAACTACCAAACATACTTGTTGGCTGTTGAGGAGTACCAAACATACTTGTGGGCTGTTGAGGAGCTCCTATTAGTGACTGTTGAGGAGTACCAAACATACTTGTGGGCTGTTGAGGAGCTCCTATTAGTGACTGTTGAGGAGTCGCGAACATACTTGTTGGATGTTGTGGAGTAGATATTAGCGACTGTGGAGTAGTCGCAAACATACTTGGTGAAAGAGTACCAAATGTAGATGGTTGTTGAGGAGTAGTTGTAGGTGCCCACATAGGTGTTTGTGAAGTAGGTTCTTGATCTAGGGTACTAAATTTTTGTTCTGATAGTCTTTTACATAATTGAATCAATTCATCTGACTTGTAATTTCCCTGATCGTTAATTTTATCAACAAAATATTTTGGAATTTCTTTTAGACCTAATCTTCCACCAACTATTCCCCCAAGTATCGCGGCAGTACCAGTTGTATTTCCTCCCGACCTAATTGCCATGCAGATTGATGAAAGGAAAAAATCGGGAACGCATAAAAAACAATATATCGAAAAAATACAAGACTGTACGGCCGATGATGAAATTGTTTCTCCACCATGTGATAGTTTATCACCGAAAGCTTTTGCTGTTTCGGAACTAATTATCTTAACTATCTGTCTATCGACTAAAATACAAGCTGTCGCATATTCAAGTTTCGATTCTCTAATCATCTTTTTCCTTGTTTCTAGTAGTTCCGGAATAGTCGAAATATATTTTTCTAACCCTGGTTCAATTGATATTATAGATGAAATTAATTGTTTGCAAAAAACACGAGGATGTTTTAGAATATTATATCTTGCATAAGGCTTTACTTTATTTTCAATAGCAAGTCTTGTAACTTCAGCTATTAATACTGAACACGCTCTAGCCTTTGTAGAATTATGTGTACCTACTGCTTGCAATTCAGATACATGCTTACACAAATCCTTTCTATTCATATATAAAGCTCCTAGAGGAACTGATCTTATAATTGATCCGTTTTCTTCTCCTTTTCCTGTTTCTTGCCACGAAACACCATTTGCCATATTCTGAATAGGTTGTACATCCCTATGACCTACAGCACCAGACTTAACAGTGCTGTTTCTATCCCATGAAATTAAACCTGCTAGACCGTACAAAGAGACCAACTTTTTTCTAAAACACTCTACGTTTAACTTTCCTTCCTCAATTGACATTAGCAATTCTCTTGTACACTGAGTATCTTCTGTGTATTGACCATACGAATAAGCTATGGAACTTTCATTCCCTTCAATCTTGCAATAGCTAAGTCTTCCATTCTGCCCAAGATTCTTATCCAGTCCATATAAAGCGAGTGACTTTTTAATTGCTAAATCAATATATTCGCAACAAGTTTCTGAATTCTGACCTTCAACCAATAAACCAATCGAGTTACCAACAGCGTTTCCGATAATGGAACCAGATATGTTCTCTGCCTTTCTTTCAAATCTGCTTTTGAAAAAAGAGTTAGAATTTTCACATACTTGAATCTTTCTTGCGTTTTCAGAAAAGAATGTTGCCAGAAAAGCAGAAAACTCTGCGAATTTTTCGTTATACACACTATCATCAACTTCTTCGATTGGATTCTTATCATAACTTTCCTCAATAGCGTTTCTGATTATAATGAGATTAATTGTGTCAAGTTCAACAACATCAGAAAAAATAACACGGAAAACATCCATCGCATAATTTCTTACATAATTAGAATAAGGCTCATGCAGAAATGGAATAATATACATTATCTTGTCATTTATCTTTTCTCCAAGCCATTTATTCCTGTATGTTTTGTTTGAAAAAATACCTTTTAATAATACGAGGTTGGTCAAAATGTCTCCATCTGTTTTGTCAAGACAATATACTATATTCTTGTCAGATTCATACCGAAGCGCAAGATCTCTAGATGCAATTTCTGTCATCTCACTCAAGATGAGATCGCAATTTGTTTCTCTTTCAGGTGTAGAGCTGTTATTCTGTTTGTTGAACTTGTTTACGATAAAATGAAACATGTTTTGTATTTAACTAATAAAATAGATAGAATATTTCAATTTTACTTTTATTTTAATTTCTTTTATTGATAATTTTATGTATCTAAACACGCATCTTCAAAAATAAAACTGAAATGACAGAGCTAGAAAATAAAATAATGTTAAAGATGACAAAAGAACTATCATCAATTAAACTCAAGCCAAAACAAGAAGAAGCATATTCGGCGCTCGCTAGAGGAGAAAACATATTTCTTACTGGTCCTGCCGGTACAGGAAAATGTTTAGGAGCTGATACTCCTATTATAATGTTTGATGGTTCAATCAAGATGGTTCAGGATGTCAAATCAGGAGAATTAATTATGGGAGATGATTCAACAGTTAGAACTGTGTTGAGTACAGCATCTGGTGAGGATGAAATGTATAAAGTCACGCATCGAAATGGTGATTCTTATGTTGTAAATAGTGCGCATATTCTTACATTTAAGGTATATAAAAATCTTACATGTTCAAAAAATGATTGTTTACTTTCTTGGGGAGATAAAACAGGTAATGTAATGTATAAAAAATTTTATGATTATAGAGATGCGAAAAACGAAGCGGATGCACTTCCGGATTTGGTTGATTTACCTATCTTAGAATGCATACAAAAACATAAAGATCGTAAGTGGCAAAAACATTTTCAAGGTGTTTACACCGGACTTGATTTTCCAGAAAAGCATCTAGAAATTTTACCGTATGTTCTGGGTGAATTGATTACAAAGACTATTTGTCAAGATGTTAGAATAATTAAATTATTGGGTCACATGATGAATAAATATATTCCACACGAATATAAGACAAGTTCTCGTGGTCAACGACTTGATTTGCTTGCTGGAATAATCGATACATCTGGTTGCTTGACAAAAGAATATACTTATGAAATAACACAGTCATCTAAGCAACTAAATGATGATATCTATTTCATCGCTAGATCTTTAGGATTTCATGTCTTTGTAAGAGAAGATAATAGAAGTGGTATTTTATTATATAGAATTTACATATCTGGTGATATACGTGAAATTCCTGTTATAATTGCAAAGAAACCAATTCGTCAGAATAAAAAATATGATCAATTATCTTCTCGTATAAGAATTGATGCAATTGGTAGAGGTATGTATTATGGTTTTGAGATTGATGGTAATCATCGTTTTGTTCTTGGAAATTTTATAATTACTCACAATACAGCTGTTGTTAAAATGTTCATGAAAGCATATCAAAATTCTAGACGTATGGCTGTAACTTCAACAACAGGTACATCAGCGTTATTATTGAATGGTACTACTGTGCATTCATATTTAGGTATAGGATTTGGAAATGGAACTGTAAAGTCGATGGTTGATAAAATTTGTGCTTGGGATTGGTTAAGAAAAAGATGGACTTCGCTAGAATGTTTGTTTATTGATGAGATTAGTATGTTAGATCCAGAAGTATTTGATAAAATAGAAGAAATTGCTCGTATTGTGCGTCGCAATACATCTCCTTTTGGTGGTATTCAAATAGTTCTTTCTGGTGATTTCTTACAATTACCTTGTGTAGGTACTAGCAAATTTTGTTTTGAATCAAAATGCTGGGATAAATGTATAAAGAGAACTGTGTACTTGAATGAAATCATGAGACAAGGGGATAATGTATTTCAAGAGGTGTTAAATAAGGTTCGCGTCGGTGATATTGATGATCAAGTTAAAAAAGTACTCGATTCTCGAATTGGAGCAAAGCTTACTAACGAATTTGGAATCAAGCCAACATGTTTATATTCACAGAACAGTGATGTAAACATAATAAATGATAAAGAATTAGACAAGCTTGCGTTAGATGATAGGCAATTTTATGAGTATAAAATGGATATAGTAGTTTGTAGTGGAGTTACAAACAGATCTGCTACTTTGGAAAAATTCAAAAAGTTTTGCATTGCCCCAGAAATACTTCAGCTCTGTGAAGGAGCACAAGTAATGTTATTGAAGAATTTAGATATTCCTAATGGTCTTGCAAATGGAAGCAGGGGTGTTGTAACTGGTTTTGATGGAGATATGCCACGTGTTCGATTCTTAAATGGACAAGAGCGTGTAATTGAACAGAATATTTGGGAAGTTGAAGAAAATGATAAAAAGATTCTTCGTGCACAACAGGTTCCTCTAAAAGTCGCATATGCTATCTCAATACACAAATCTCAGGGATGTTCACTTGATTATGCAGAAATTGATCTATCTGATGTGTTTGAATATGGTCAAGCGTATGTAGGTTTATCTCGTGTTAAGAGCCTCGAAGGTCTGAGTATTATTGACATTAATTATGATTATATTGATGCGCATCCAAAAGCTGTAGAATATTATGAAAGTTTATAATTGAGTTAATAATTGAGTTAATACCAAAAACGGTATTAACTAAACAATCTTTTTTTGCATAATCATAGTCTGTTGTCCAGAACTGTACCCTAATTTCAATTCATACCCCCAGTTGTCTACATCATCAAATTGAGAATTTACAAATTCACTTAAAAATTTATCTAGAATATGTATACCGCAAGTTGGGTTAAGTTTAATAAATGTTTTTAGTGCATATCCAATATTTCTTCCAAAAGAACTTAATTGAAATTGAAGACATAGATTATATTTCATATAATCAAAAAAATCTTCCTCAAATCTCCAAATATAATAATCACTCATCTCTGTAATAAGATCGGTACCTTTAAAATCGCGGTACATCTGATCAGTTGCATAGATCTCAGCAGACTTTTGTTTTAGAAGTTCAATAATGTCATTTTTAATAATACCAAGCTTATAATTGTAATCTGTCATTTATTTATACTTGTACATTTTTAAACTCTTTTTATCCAGGAGCCTTGATAAAAAGCGCTCATTTTGTTTGTAAAATATCTGGCTCTTTAATTTGTTTTAATCTTATGATTTTACATGAAGTTAAAGCTTCTCTCATCAGATTCTCAAGACCCTTTTGATATGTGGCATCAACATTTTGATCACCCATAAGAAGTTCTATAAAATTTAATGGTGAAATCTTAGTTTGTATGTAATCCATGTAACACTTATTTTCTGCAGGTGGTAAATATTTCGATTCGATCGAAAAAATTTCAAAATAAAAGTAAGGAGACCAGTTTCCTATCACGCCAATACAGTTGGACATACAGATAAAATTATAATTACCCGCTATTTTGAGAACAGAATAAGGTAATATGATCTGTGAGTAATCTTTAGTGTATTTATAGTCTCTTGTTATACAATCTACTATACAGTATACATTTGTCCATGATACGCATAAATTTTTATATACAATGCTTGGTAGAGAATTAGAAAAAGTAATCATACTTGAATAGAGTCCAACAGATAATTGTCTGATCGTTTCATTTGTCCACTTATCATTGACTTCATCTGGTTCAATTAAGTATTCGACAAAAAAATAGATACCTACAGCTATACAACCTGTCGAAATTGTTGATATAATTATATCTAGAACTGTTAATTTCATTTATTCATTGTTAATGAAATTATAAATAATCATGATTCTATTTGTTGTTTCATTTGCTCGTAACCGCTTGAGAACATATTTAGCTTAGCAGATGAACTGACATTAAATTCAAATATCTTTATATTTATTACATTATTCTCTATATTTATAATTTTACATTTATCAGAAGCTAAACGTATCTTATGATTTATTGCCTGTATGATAGGAACATACATAAGTTTGTAAATAAAATCAAGAGTGTTTACATCAGTATCATTACTAAAACTATCACATCCAGCACTGAGAACAACTCCTAATATCTTTTCACCCATTTTTTCACCTATGTCGATTGCAAAATTATCAGATACTGCTCCGTCAACATACAAACAACTACCGTATCTATAGTTTTCAAAAACAAGAGGTAAATTGGAAGACATATGCATAGCTGTGATACATGGTAGATGTGGATGTGTCTCATAAGATAAATATTCTGTTCTATTTTCTGTCAAATTATGAGTAACACATACAAGAGTTTTATCCATTTTATCTTTTAGATCTTTTAGTGTTGGAAGATATCCAATCTTAGCAATACTCATTTTTTCTAATTGTTCTTGTATATTAGAAAATGATGTCGCTCCTCTGCCTTGTATCATTGCGACAATATTAAAATGTTGCATTTTTTCCATTATTTGATTAGTGCATATGTAAACCATAATTTCTATTGGAGTATAACCAATTGCTAACAAGTATCCAATCATTGATCCAGATGATGTTCCAACGTACGTTTTTACATTTTGAAGCAAAAAATTATCAAATGCATATTGAACAGCACCTAGAGTTAGAAAAGCTCTAGATGAAGCACCTGATAACACTAGAGTGTCGTAATAAACAGGAAGTACTTTAACAGGTTCCTTTGAAGGAGACGAATCTTCCAACACTTTTGAATCAGAATCCATTTTATTTCTAAATTGCCCTAGTATTCTTTAAGGCAAGTTTGTTAAATCCATACCTTTTTTTGGTATATAGTATGGATTTAAAGTATCAATTTCTTACACGTCTAACACTTTTTTTAGTAAAAGAATGCATATAATAGCGAGAGCAATTATTGCAATTATATAGATAGTTTTGTCTGTATTATAAAACTTTGAACAAATTGGACAGTTTGTAATGTGTTCAGCTACATCTAAACAACTAGGAGATCCAGGAGGCATATTAAAAGTTTTTAGACTTTCTTGTTGTCCAACGGGAGTACCATATTGTTCTTGACGAGGTGCTTGTGCTACAGAATAATTAGGTTGATGAGATTGGTTCATACCTGCATGGTTAGAAACAACATGGTTTTGTCTAATATATTTACGAAACTTATCAGATTGTTCAGGTGGTAATATGGATGTAGTAGGTGCAAAAGTAGAACCACCTCTTTCAACATCTTCAAGTTCTGGAAGCATATCAAGTGGTGTAACATTTGGAGAGTTAGTAGCGTATCTCATTTTATATTACGACCATACAAAAATAAAATCATAAAAATATAACATCGTCTGTACTTACATCTTTACCATTAACTATTAACTCGTATGCTTTAAAAAGATACGGATCTTTTTGATCATTAACTATTGTTCCAAGTATAGTTTGAAAATCTGAACTATTCGATTTCTCTTCTGATTTATTTGCGTTCTCATCATTTTTTTTTATTTTTTTTGGTTTGAAAATTACTTTGACTCCTTTATCTAGCAAATTTTTGTATTTTTTGGTTTTCTTTAGAGCTTTAAACTGATCGTAATTACCTGATACTGTAACTTTAAGAGTGTCTTCTGTTATTGGTACTTCATAAGTATCAACGTCTTCAACGTCCATATATACTATTTTCTTTCTCGGAAGCTGTAAATCAATCTCTTCACGAATATATTTTCTATCCTCGAAAGTTAAATATGCAATAATATTCTTTTCACTTTCACCGAATGCATGTTGCATAGCAGAACCTGTATAGTAAATATTTTCTTGTGGAATTTGTCTAGAATGAATGTGTCCAGAAACAACATTTGGATGAGATACTGGCCATTTGTCTCCTTCAACAGAAATAATAGCACCCATCTTACATCCGGCAAATTCTTGATGTGCAAATATACAACTTGCATCAGTCCAATCACAATCTAAAGTGTTTAGAGCTTCTTGAAATCTACCAGGTGGAACATAAGGAAGAAAAACAAATTTCTCTCCTTTTATTGTTTCGGTTAAGACTTTATCAACAATCACAGTATTAGCCCATTCTTTCATACCAGAAAGCCAATGGTTGTCATTCAAAAAAACTTGATTGTTTATCATATCATGATTTCCTACTAAAACATACGTTTTTGCAATAAGACGAAGTTTATCAATCATTTGATATGCTTTATTCAGGGCAATAGTGTGAAGACGTTCATGAGTATGAAGAACATCACCAAGAACTATTATCAAATCGGGAGATCTTTCTGTCGCCAAATGAATCAGTCTTTCAATCAAAAGATCTGTTTCAGGTATATTTGCTACCTGAATATGAGGATCACCAATACAGATAGTAGTCACCGGAGGCATTTTATCTATAACTATATTCTAGTTATAGATTTCAAAATTAAAATTGCGTATTCAAAGAATAGGAGGAGCAGCTGAGGATTTATTTTTCCTCTTGAGGATGATCTTTTTCGTTTTGAAACTTTCGAATCATCTTGTTCAGGGAGGAAGGACTTTGTTCGTTCAACAATTCAATCACCTTTTTAAGAGAAATTCTATTTTGCTTGCGATCTTGCTCATGAAACGAATGACACTTTTTCATAACATTATATTCTTCAACCGCTACTGTCACCCACTTTTTCTTTATGTATCGGTCTACATAAGATTTGTAGATATTCTGAGCAATAGAATAAAGAACCTCTTCATATTCTTCAAACTTAGGACCCATATGAGGATAAAGATTATATAGATAGTTTGTAAGATGACTGTTCAAACGTACCTGAATATAACGAAACTTGATACTTGGCTCATTTCCTCTCACTTTAAACAATTCAACATATTGTTCGTGAAGTATCTTGTATTGCTTATTGTTAGGTGCAAAAATGATAACACCTTGCTTTTCACGTATATTTATATTTCTAACATAGTCAACCATATCTTCAGAGTTATCAAATGTATGTTCTTTTGGATGCGGAATATGAACATTTTCATCCATAGACAACTCCCCATCAACAAATGTTCCAACATGTAAAAGTGTAGGTCTGCTAGGAGCGTCGCAAACAATTCGGTTTTCATCATTATTCAATACCAAGAACATGTATTGTTTCGAAGTGTCGAGGATTGTCTGGAAACGCTCTAGCAAACATTCTCCATTCTCGGGAAGACTATCACGTAAGACATCATTATTTTTTACTTCGGCATCAAGAGCTTTCTTAAAAGCTGTACCAAAAGATTCTTTTGAGGCCCATTTACTGCGAAAAGCGTTTAGCTTTCGATGAGTACAAGTAAACCATTTTTTATAGTAAAACATTCTAATTAATGTACCCTCATAAGAGTCGAAAATTCTGCAATCTTGCATTTTTGAAGAAATATTTGTTTCGATCTCATTAGATTGATCATCAGAATATTCAATTGTGTAAGGAAAAGCACGCATTACTATATTTTGATCATTAAAAACAACACCTCTACACTGGCTAAGTAGAGGTTCATCCTCTGGACCGCATTGAACATAACAAAAAAGTTGTAGACCATATGCTTCATCGCTATCAGTCATGCTAACACGACTGCCTAATCCTTCAACTGCTGAACGGGTAAACTTTGGTGCAATTTCCTTCATAGAAGCCAACGTGATAACGTTCTCGGATTCGGCGGAACTCATGATTTTTCTTATTAAGAAAGAACTTCTTAAACCATTTCAGTTTTATTTTTGCGGTTTGTTTTTTTAATCGTCTGGTTGTAACATAAATAATGTTAACATATCAGATTCTTCTGTTTCAAGTACCATAGGAATATTATGTTTACTACATTTATTTAATAAATGTATTAGACTTTCAAATCCAGATTTCCATATACTCCCTTCTCCAAGACATGCATGTAAATCTTTTTTAGAACCTAAATGAGCTAGACTGTCGTTTAAATGCAAAAGATGAAATTTGTCTATACCAAGCAAACGTTCAAAGTCAGAGAACATTCTGTCTACTTCTGTAACCTTTTTAATATCATAATCGCCCTGCCCCCATATGTGAGCTGTATCTACGCAAACTTTTACATGTGGTTTGATTTCTGGTTCTAGAAGATCCATTATACTTTTTATTTCCTCAAAACTGCGACATAATTTGTTTCCTTCTCCAGCACAGTTTTCAAGTAAAAGAATCGAATTTTCTGGAAATATAATTTTATTTAGAGTTTTTGCAACTGCTTGATGACCTTCTTTTCTATCCGGATAAGATCCAGGATGAATAACAATACCTGAACGTTTACAACATAATTTCGATACAATATCTAATTCGTATTCCAAAGCACGAATCATACCATGAACCTTTCTATCTACATCCAAATTACCATTCCATACAAGACATCCTTTTGTTGCCTGACCAGCTAAATTAGCACAAAAAGGATAATGAGTAAAAACATTCATTGGAAATTTACGAAGTAGTATATTTGATTTTTCAATATCCTCTTTCTTTATTTTTTCACGTTTCCAAGCTTGTTTTGAGTCTCCCATGAAAAATTGAATCGTATGCATTCCAAGTTTTATTCCGCGATGAAGAGTTTGTTCTATAGTTTCATAGAAATATGAGTGAGATCCAGCGTCCCAGTGCATGTAATAGACTTCCGTCATTTGATATTTGTTTTAATTTGTAAAAACAAATATTCATTTTTTATTTTAACTAACTTACATTCCTGAGAATTGCTCCTATAAGTTCAGATTGACTAGATCAAAAATCTAACATCTAAAAATATTTTTAATATTTTTTTTTGACCTCAAAATAATGACTATTGGTATTTAAAGTAGACCATTGTTCATCTAAAAATGGTAAAGAAACATCAACCTGTTATAGTGGTCAAAGTTCCTTTAAAGAGGTCTCCTGTTGATAGACCTCAAATTTTTCCCAGATTACCCAGGCTTTATCTGGAATTAATAGAGAATAAGGCTAAAATTAAGCAAGATTTAATTAATAAAGAACATTCCCCAAAAATTTCTATAAATGATGATCAACTAAAAGATTACAATAATAGCAAAAAATACTATCGCAAAGAAAGAAAATTAACACCTCCAGACACCGATGATGATTCAGATGAATCAATGACTCCTGTCTCATCCAAAAATACAAAGAAAGATAGTAAAGATTTCGAAAAGAGAATGGATTTTTTGCTAAGCGATGAAAGTGACGATGAAAGCGATGGCAAAAAGAAACCAGAATCGGAGTCTTCTTCTGATAGTGAACGTTCTATTGTAGAGAAAAAAGATGATAAATACAAGGATAAATACAAGGATAAATACAAGGATAAATATGAAGATAAGGATAAAGATAAGGATAAAGATAAGGATAAAGATAAAGATAAAGACAAAGATGATTCATCATCTGGTGACTCCGATGATTTATCTGTAAGATTAAAAGAGATATTAAATGATGATGATTGTAGCGAAGTTAGTTTTGATAAAGATTCTGAACGTTCTTCAAAAAAGAATAAGGATAAATATAGCAGGCATCGAGACTCCAGAGGTCATAGTATACCTATCACAAATAATTATGGTTCGGCTCCTACTTTATCTGAACTTGAAAAACAGGGAGGATATATTCCAAGAAAGGAACTTAGAGATATTAACCATACCACAATGAATGAACAGAAAGAAGAAGATGCAAAACGTGAACTTCTCTTTAAGTTTGATCTTCTTCGCAAATCCTATCCAACATCTATTATTCCAGAATATACAATACATACTGATATTAGGACAATGCAAAAATCTTATGGTGATAGCGTTAGAAGACTTTCTCTCGATTCATCGGTAGAGAATTATAAAACATATATAGTTTATGGTTTTATGGGGTGTGAGTTTGTTTTTGGAAACTTTTTAGGTTTTGATATGCAAGGTTTTACTCAGCAACAAATTTTGTCTATGAATTCATATGAAAAATTATTGATCGAATTAGGTGAGAAAAGTTATGTTCCTACTGGAAGTAAGTGGCCTGTTGAATTACGACTTCTCTTTATGATTATCATGAATGCAGCATTCTTTGTAATTTCTAAAATGATTATGAAGAAAACGGGAGCAAATCTTTTGGGAATGGTAAATAGTATGAACGCATCCCCCACACAAACACAAACAACTACACAACGTAAGAGGAGAATGAAAGGACCTAATATTGATCTTCCAGACCTTGATCCGACAGACTAAAGATTTGAAAATGAAAAATTTATACTTTAGGAAAATAAAACGCAAAAGAACTGGAATGTTAACAATACAAATAGCGTCTGATCTACACATTGAGTATAAAAATGATCTTATTCCAGACCCATTAGACTATATTACTCCTTCAACTGATGTACTTGTTCTTGCCGGTGATATTGGTTCTTTTTACAAAATTGAGCAACTAATAGGTTTTTTAGAATCCTTATGTTCCTATTTTCAAGTTGTAATATATGTGCCTGGAAATCATGAATGGTACACTGTTCCAGGTAGAGAACCTCTTAGTTGGGAAACTCTCAAAAAAAGAATGAATCATCTCCAAAATAAAATACCAAACCTTAAAATACTTAACAGTTCAAGTATTATTATTGGAGATATTTGTTTTGCTGGTTGCACTCTATGGAGTAAGCCAGATGGACAAATACCATCATTTATAGTTAGAATTCACGAAGTTAAAACAAAAGAATATAATTCAAAACATATGGAAGAATTGGAATATTTAAAGAATATGATGTTATTTTGTCAGAAAAATAGTTATAAATTAGTAGTTATAACTCATTATCCACCAACAAAAAAAGTACTAGAAGGAGCGTGTGCAAAGAAAAGAAAATTCCATTCTATATATGCAAGCGATTTGGATTATTTACTAAATGTTTCTCTAGTACAATTGTGGATATGTGGGCACGTTCATAAGAATTTTGATTTTATATCTGATCTAGGTTGTAGAGTTGTTGGAAACCAAAAAGGAAAAGAAAAAGATAGAATTTTAGATTATAAATCTAATTTTCTTATTACTATTTAAATTTTGTATTAAAATTATTTATGATACAAAATGAATTAAAATAAAAATGTCGCGTACAAATAAAAATGTCCATTCATCCAAAAGTTCAATGCGGTATGTCGGATGACGAAGCGAAAAAATATTGCAAAAATCCAAGATCAATGTACAATAAAAATGATATTGTACAATTGGCAAGTAGATGTGGTATTAAGGATACATCAGGAACTCGTGAAAAACTTTGCGAACAAATTGCAAAATCAATTAGCACTGGTGAATTTAAACCTAGTAGTATATCTCCGACACCATATCTTGAACCTGATTGTCAAGCAAAAGCAGGAAGGTGCTCTTCATATAATAAATCGGAAATTAGAGCTCTTGCAGAAAAATGTAAAGTTTCTCCAGAGGGTACTAAGGATGAAGTTTGTGCCAGGATAGCACGGGCTATTCTTACTTTACCAGGTGGATCACCTAGCCCTAGCCCTAGCCCTAGCCGTAGTCCTAGCCCTAGCCGTAGTCCTAGCCCTAGTCCTACGCCTAATTCTGGATCTCCCCCTTGCGTGCTTAAACAAATAACATCTGCTGATTTACAAAAAAGATATTCACAAAAAGAGTTATATGAATTGTGTGTTAAGAATGGTATGGCATGTAAGCCTAGCTGGAAAAAGCCTAGACTAGCAGAGGCGTTAGTTACATGTGCAGGCCCGGCGCCACCAAATCCAATATGTCTTGATAATATGCATAATCTTCCGTCTGTACAAGATTTAATGCAGTATCCTAAAAGTATGCTTATAAAATTATGTGACGCTAAAGGTATAAAACATCGATCATCCGACAGTATAAGAGTTCTTGCTGAAGCTTTACACGCATGCACTTGTCCTGTATATGAACCTGTTGACACACCTGGTTCACCCACACCTGGTTCACCCACACCTGGTTCACCCACACCTGGTACACCTGATTCACATACACCTGATATACCTATTGATGCTCCGAGTCTTGGTGATATATACAAATCACCAGTTCCATCATCTAGGTATACAAGAGATTGTTATGATGGTTTAACATACGAAAAATTAAATAAGCTTACAATAGCTCAACTAAAAGACAGATATTTTGGACGTAATAAAATAGATATTAACACACGCGACTGGACAAAAGGTCAATTTATAAATTATCTTTGTGCTCTTGGACAAAATCACTATTGCAAACCACCTACTTGGGAATGCGAAGATGGTTATTTTTGCGACGTCAGTACATATCCAAATCCTGGTGTATGTGTTAAGCCTGAATTTGCCAACGAACAATTAGGTAGATTAAAAGGAGGTGTTAAAAGATTTGAAGAAATTACATTGAATGGACAAAAATATTTCGGTAGTCCTGCTGTCATAAAAAACTTTAGGGATGGACTAAAAGATATTAGTTCCCGTAATCCACTCCAAAGTGATATCGCATCATTTCTTCGTAGCCCACCAAATACTAGTCGAACTGATCGCATAACAGATGATGATGATTATTATGAATTGCCTCGAAGTAGACCAAGACCAAGTGTTTCTCGATCGGCACCTCGTCCTCAACCTCCAAGTGAATCACCACCTGAAGAGCAACCTCGTGCGCCATCTCCACATCTTGGAGGTATTCTACGTCGCCCTCCTCAACCTCCAAGTGAATCACCACCTGTAGAGCAACCTCGTGCGCCATTTCCACCGCGTAAAGGTATTCTACGTCGCCCTCAACCTCCGCCAGGTAGCCCAAAGACAACTGTTAAAGGTTTACCGCCTCGTCAGCCTCCAAGTGAATATCCACCTGATGACTTTGTTCAAGGCGACCCATCTGGTCCACAACCTTATCGAGCTCCATCACTTCAACCAGGTAGCCCACCACCTCGTCAACCTTATAGTGCTCCTTCGACTCAACGTAGCCCGCCAGGTAGCCCGCCTCGTCAACCTTATAGTGCTCCTTCGACTCAACGTAGCCCGCCAGGTAGCCCAATCGCAACTGTTAAACGTTTACCGCCTCGTCAACCTTATAGTGAATCTCCACCTGATGACTACCCATCTCGTCC